ACTACTTCCATTAGGACGCAGCGGATAGCAGAATCATTTTTAAGCCATGCTATCATTTGTGCGTCTGTTGTCATTTAATTTCCTATTAATTTAATGGTATGGTAGGTTTAGTTGAAACCTTTGTAAGACTATTATCAATACCGTTTACGACACTAGAAGCATTCTTGCCACTTGCATTGTATGTAGCTTGGATTGACGCACGAGTTTGTATATCTTGGTCAGCACGCAATGAACAGAGTTCTTCACGTAAAGACTTAATCTCAGCAACCAAAGGAGCCATATCCATTGTACCCATGCTACGGTAGTTGATAGCTTGTGGGGCTGTCAACACTTGCTCACCCTTGTGAAGTTCTGCAATGTATCCGTCAAATGGGACATTCATAAGACCATTCGCATGAGAGCCATCAATAGCAATACCCGATACACCAGCTATCTTACTACTTGTTATAGCTGCTTGCAAGTTACTAATAGCTTGTGTTACGCTCAACACACTTGCATTGATAGTTATGAGGCCGTCAACTTGCTTCGTAAGGGCGTCTAGAGTAGCTTGTGCTGTACTTACTTGCGTCTTAGCCACATCTGCAAGAGATGCTGTTTGGGCCATTACAGCAGCAAAGTCAAGAGTGTAGCCGTTCCCTGATGCATTAATTACTTTAGAAGCGTCTAGTAGAGCCGTAGCAACACTTGTAAACTTACCTTGAGCAACTGTATCACCACCTTGAGCAGCTAGTAAGGTAGAGTCATATTGCCTTCTAGCTTCGGCATATTTTTGCATAGCCGTCAAAGGAGAAGATGCACCTAGTAGCATACTATCTTGGAAAGTTTTAAGGCTATCCGTAAAAGATTTAACTTTTGTGATTGTGTCATTTAGGGCACCACTCTCAGACTTGTAAGCTTCCTCAAGTGCTGTGCGGGCCACTTTAACAAGATCAAGAGATTTTTGTTGAGCCTTAGTAAGAGCAACAGTCCCATCTGCCAAATCAACTAAGTAGTCTGCTGCTGTCTTAAATGCAGGTGCTATATTAAGCAATTTTACGTACATTTCTTGCCCAGCAACTGTATTCAAATCTTGGCTGCGGATAAGAGCATCAAATTGCTCAACTGTTGTAACAGCACCTTGACCAATACTTGCCATAGATTTTCTTACAGACTCAAGTATGGGAGTGTTCTTTTCAGCTTCAGTAAAGAAGTTATCTATTACAAACTTTGTACCTGATGTCAGTTTGTCGATCCCGCCAGCTAAAGCAACTAGTGCTTCCGATGTTTTTATGGCATTTAGCCCAGCACCTTGTACATTTTGTCCGAGCATCGCAAAAACATCTGATACTTGCAAGAAGTTATTAGTTACTCTGACAAGAGTTTCTAAAGCACCCTCACCAGCAGCAGCAAAGGAAGCAATATCTGACACAGCCCTTGTTGCTAATTGATCGCCAATTTTAGAAAATGCTTGCTCAAGCTTAGTTTGAAACTCTGCTGTAGTAAGACCTTTTGAACTAATGTTACCTATGTCCACTACAAATTGATTCATTCTTTCTGTAAAAGCATTGCCACTGATTCCCAATACTCCTGCCGCAGATTTAACAGTGTTAGCCAGACCATTTATAATTAGAGAAAATTGTTGGTTAATATCCTTACCCACAGATTGTGTTCTAGTGTCGTAACTGTTACTAAAAAAGCCAGAAGTTTTGGTATCTACGTATTGCTGAACATCTAAGCCCCCTTGTTGGACTTGTCCTAAAGTCTTTTGTTGAGCTTTTAAACCTTGGTCTTGGATGGAAACTTTACCTACACCAAACAACTTGCCTATAGTGCCTACAACAAGTCCAATAGTCCCGCCTATTGCGGCTCCTATTACTGCACCCAAAGGCCCACCAATAGTTCCAAGCTGTGCTCCAAGGTAACCACCCCATGCAGCACCTGCTGCAAGACCTAGTGTCGTACCTGCAACCTGCATCGCCTTACCAAAACCGGCGTTTTCAGAAATTCCTAGTGCGCCAGATTGAGTAATACCTGTTGTTCTTGCAATCAAACTAGAAAGATTACCAATTCCGTTAGCTATAATATTTAGACTACTCACCATTTGTTGAGAATATACTAGGCCTAGACCTGAGTTTTTTTCTACAATAGCTAGACTATTCTTGATAGACTCACTAGCTTTAAGGGGATCACCAACAACTGTACCAGTACCTATAGCTGCTTGCCGATCTTTAGCCAAATTATCTCCACCTCCACCCCCACTAGAACCAAGTACAGCCGCAATAGCAATACCGGCAGCAGCCATACCGAATGGTCCAAGAGCAGACATAAATGCCATAATAACACCGGGAATTTTAGCTATATTACGAACAGCTTCAGCAGCAATTGTAGCGGCAGTTACAGTAGCTTCACCTGCAACTGATGCTCCAGTTTTCAAAGCGGTAGATGTTAGGCTGACGTATAGCGACTTAGCTAAACCTGCCAACTCAATTAATCGGAAAGCACGTTCTGCGCCTTCCATAACTTTGTACCCTGTGCTATTCTCTTTAAAGAAGCCTTTAGCGGCACCTGCCATATCGCCATAAGATTTAATACTTGCGGCTCCAGACTTATCTGTAAGTTCAGAAAACTTAGTACCAGCTTTAAGCAACTCACCAACACTTTTTCCAGCTTTTCCAAAAGCGCTCTCAAGACTGTTAGAAATACTTTGCCCAACACCTGCCCACATAGTTTTAAGATGCTCTGCATTAGCTTTAATTTTGGTCAATGCTTCTTCAGATTTTGTAGGGTCTGCGATAGCCCTCTGAGCCTCTAGTAGTTTTGGAAGTTTAGTCGCGTACTCTTCCGCAGCAGCAGAAGCAGCTTCATACATAGCTGCCATGCCTTGACCTTCTGAAGCTGTTTGAACACCTTTAAACAAGTTGGCAATAACAGCGTTTTGCTTTTCAAACTCAAATGTGGCTTCTTTAATACCGGCAGTTTTTGTTGCGGCTTCTGCTGCAGCTTTTAGTGCTTTTAAATTGTCTGTAACTGCTTCAATTTCTTGGGGTGATTTGTCGCCAAGACTAGCAAAATCTGCTTCGACTTGTTGTATAGCTGCAGAAAAACTAGAGCTAAAACGAAGTGCTGCTGCATCTGAAAACTTGCCTAGAGATTCAAGTTCTGAAATTTGATATTTAGTATTTTCATGAGCAAGCCTAGCTAACTCTACATTTACACCAGACTGAATACTTTTTTCAGCTTGGGCAATTGCTTCTAGGTTAGCTGTAGCCAAGCCATCAATACGTGTAACATCTGCAACTTTATTTTTACCACCCTGTGCTACAATACGCTTAGCTGCAAGTTCTTTTGCAATCTTGTCATAAGCTTCTATTTGCTGAGCGCCAATATTGCGAATAAGTGTTAGCTTGCCAATCTCGCCAGCTTTAAAACGATCATTTTGAAGGTCTTCAAAATCTTGCATACCTTGCTTGGCAGCTTTTATTTTTGCCTCAATACCTGTCTGTGCTGCACGGTATTCATCATTGATACGTTTAGCATCTTCTTTTTCTCTGTTGTAGATTAGCTTACCAGCTGCCGCCTCTGCTGCTAATTCCTTATCTTTTTGTTCTTTCTTGTACAGATCACCTTTTAGCTTACTACCAGCTACTATTTCCTCGGTTAGCCTTAGAGCCTCTGTATCAAAATCATTTGCAGACTTCTTAGCTATGTTAAGTGCTACAGTTGCATCAGCGAGGGCACGAGTTTCTTTACTATTTTTAGAATCAAAAGTATAATCTACACTTTTTATAATATAAGCTGTAGAGGTAGTTGCAGCTTTAGCAGAGTCAAAAGTAGTTTGAGCGCGTGCGACATTATCTGTATTTATTTGCCTAGACTTTTCAAGTGCGAGTTCTTTCAGTGATCTTGTAGCAGCATCTGTAGCAGAGGCTCCTGCAATCATCAAATCATTAGACTTTTTAAGGCGTTTTGCTTCATCTTCAAGAGCTTTTAGAAAGTCTTTATTGTAAGTATCAGCGAGGGCTTGTGAGTTATCTTTAACTTCATTTGTGTGAAATGCTGCTAGTGCTAAACCAATAGATAAAGCTGTTACAGCAAGTCCAATAAGGGGTATAGCCAACATAGCTATACGCAAAGCTCCAGTAGCAACAACAGCACCATTAGTAGCGACTGTAACAAAACCCATAGCTGTTGCAATACCCATTACGCCTTTTGCAATACCTTCAAAAAGACTAGCCCCAATTGTTGCTGCTTTAAATACAATGAACAACTCAATTAGATTGCCAAGCACACCAATATTATCTACAATGGCTAGTGCAACATTACCTACACCATTTGCAATATTAGACAGGCCACCCTTAAATTCGTCTGATGCAAAGGCTTCACGTAGTCTAGCTGAAATGACTAACAAGCTAGGTGCTAATTCTGTAAAAACTTCTGTAAAGCTAACTCTAAGTGTATTAGCAATAGACGACAGAGACTTCTGTGTAGTCAGCCCAAGCTGTACAGCCTCTAGTGAAGATGCGCCTGCTGAGTCTGCAATTTGACCTTGAATCTCACGCAACCTATTTGAATACTTTTCTGTATCAGTAGCAGAGCTGTTTACAGCATCACGCAAACCTTCAACGTCACGCAATGCTCTCTCACCAAATATATCATTAATAAAATTCTGTTGTGACTTCAAATCATACTTGTTAAGTTTTACTGTAAATTCTTCAAATGCAGCTACCAATGGCTTAGCTTTACCTGTTGCGTCTGTAAATGACATACCCAAGTCATCGAGCGCTTTACGAGATTTGCCAGTGTTACCTACAGCGTTATTATAGAAGTTAGTAATGGCTGTACCGGCTGCTGTGTTCTTAATACCCAGCTGAGCAAGAGCTGCTGTCTGTGTTAGGATGTCTTCAAAAGAAGCACCATACAGTTTATTTACAATAGAGGCACGCTTTACAGATGCAGAAATACTGTCCACAGATGCAAGAGATGTGTTAGCGGCTGCTACAATACCGTCAGCCAAATAGTCAAAACTCTTAGCTGTTGCTCCTACAGCAGTTCCAATTGACACCAAGGACTCTGCTGCTTTCTCAATACTTGTACCGCCAACCAATGCTAGGTTTAGGGCAGAACCAATTGCCAATGTAGACTCAGCAACTTTTAAACCAGCAAGTGTCAGTGCTTCAAAAGCTTTAGCAACTTCCTGTGGGCCATACACTCCATCACCAATTCTAAGGACAGCTTCCCTGACTTCTGCAACTGAAGCAATAGTCTCTGTGCCGCGAACGCGAATACCTTCTAGTGTATTCTCAACATCTGCACCTACAGTTACAATACCTTTTAAGCTGAAGCCGATAGCCAAGCCAGCCGCCATACCTATAAAATTACCGTAGGTAAGCCACAATGCACCTAGAGAACCTGACAAGCCTCTTGCAAGAGCTTGGGCTTCCTTCATTACATCATTGTTGTTACGGATATTATTTGTGTTGACGCGTACACCATCTGCAAGCCGCCTAGCAGCAGCATCATGTATGTTATTCATGCGAATTGCTTCGGCATGTGATTGCGTGTATTGTTGTACGGACAATCTATGTCTGTCAATATCACGACTTTGCATAATCAACTTCTGACGCTCAATAGAAGCATTAAAAGCATTATTCATGCGAATAGCTTCTTGCTGTGCAGAAGCAAGTTTCCTAAAATCTTCTGCACGCTGACCAGACAAGTTAAGGTTGCTTCCTGAATTCTGCGATCTATTCAATGCAGCGTTTATGCGGAGAGCTTCCGCTTGAGCGGCTGAGAGTCTTTGGTAAGCTTGTGTACGTTGACCCAACTCATTAAGGTTATTACCAACAGTTTGTGCCAATCGCTGTGAAGCTGCTAGTTTCTTATTACTGGCATCTAAAGCATTATTGTCACGGATGGCTGCTGTTTGGGCTACACTCAAAGCTCTGTAATTATCTACTTGTCTGCCTAGTGAAGAAGCCATTGCCAACTGTGCGGCATCGGCACCCTTTAAACTAGCATTGTACGAGTTTATTTTTGCTACAGATGCGCCAAGCAAATCTACTTGCTTTTTCATGGCAAGTAGGGCATTCTCTAGTGCTGATGTAGTAGACTTCTGCGAGTCTGCTTGTTGCTTCCCAGAATTTTTAAGTTTGTCAGTAGACTTAGCAGCACTGTCTGCTGCTTTTACGAGTTCATTCAAGTCCTTTGTAGAAGCTTGAATTCCCTCTGATTTTGTACTTATAATAAGTGATGTGATGTCAGCAGCCAATTTTAAATCCTTTAATTATCCTACTGATTATCACTTCCAAACAAACTCATAAGCGCATCGCCAAGTGCTGTTGATTCCATCAAGCTATCTACTTCCTCAGCTTCTATGTGTCTAGGACACTCTTTATGAGGGTCTGTGTCAGCATACTCTGAGCAATATTCTTGGCTTAAATCTCTTACTATTTTTAACTCGTAGTCTAGCAAAGAAGATGTCTTTAGTATAACAGGCATCCATCTTTTAGTTGGGCTTTGCACCCACTCTATAGATTCTTCTGAGTAAAACTTTTCAGACCATGAGACAACCTCTGACCATGCCAAAGGTGTTAGTCCACCTGCTCCCTGACCTACACTACCAGCCTCTTGCCACAAACTAATTAGATGTGCTTCGTAGTCTGATAGAGAAATAAGTTCTACGTAAGGAGAGTCTTCATGGTAAGATTCTCTACGGCACTTAGCAGCTTTTTCTGGAGTTACTGATAGCCAAGCTATGTGCCTTACATACGTAGAACAGTTACGTCTTACTTCACCAAAAAACTATCTGCGCTCTCCAAGAACTCTGAAACAGCATCACGCACCCAATACAGTTCAGGGGTGCTGTACAGTTTTTTAAAGGCTTCTGTAGAATCAATAGGTTCACCATCCATGTCAAAATTGACAGCTTTGTACGATACAGCAGCAAGCAAGTTTTCGTTGTCCGAAATGTTATCTTCAAACGAAGCCGACTTGCCCTTACGTGCTGCGCTCTTACGTGCCAAAACTGACAGTGCATTGCGATATTGCTTTGATGCCTTACCGAACACTACAATTTGTAGTGGCAATGTTTCAGCGTCGTCTGCATACATGGTGATACCCGTCGAAGGGTCAACCAACGTTAGAGTAGCTTGTTCAGAAATTTTCTTTGATGCAATGTTAAAATTTGCCATAATATTTGTTCCTTGAGGTAGATTTAAATTATAATTCTTTGGGCTATTCGTAGCCTCTATAGTAATACACGGACGCTAGGTATTACCCTATACGTCCGTCTTGCTAAAATTATTACGCTGTTACAACTGGGCCAGACACTTCGCACTTTGATTCAAACGAGGTGATTTGTGACACTGTACCGATTGAAGTTTTGTACGACATAACCAACACTTGTGCGTAAAGAATTACGCCATTTTGCAAAGTAATCTTCATTGCAAAAGTTGAATTAGAAGCTTCAGCAACGATCAGCAAAGATTGACCAGCATCTGTAGGAGCACGAGCACCTTTCAGGTCAACTGAACCGTTGTTACGAGAACCTTTGAGTTTGTACGTCGTATTGTCGCCAACAGGGTTATGGGTAATGACAGCCGATTCTGGGCCAATCATACCGATGTCTGTCAGTTCTTTAATTTCTGTGTATGTCAGTGCGCCGAAGCCAGCAGCGTCAACTGTAGCTGGAACACCAGCCGACAGAGAAACTTTTGAGCCTGCGCTCGAAAATGCGAGAGTTGTCATTTGTATTTCTTTCTATTTTGGAATTATTGAATGATGGCAGCTACAACGCCGACACCACCTGTTACTGCTACTGCACCTTGCAAGTACGCAGAAACATTCTGCAACCGGACAATTTGGAAATCATTTGCTGGAACAGTCACAGCCAAACCAGAAGCTACTGATGCTGTTACACCACCTGTACCGGGGATAACAACGGTAGTGCCGCCAGCGCCGTCAATAGTAACTACCACAGGCGATGCTGTGATGTTATAAAGAATCAATTCTTGATCTTGCGTACCTGCAAAATTCAGTGTGTCTGCACCAGTCAGAGAAACTTTAGGGGCTGCAAAAACTCCCAAACCTTTTGTTGTATTAATAATTGTACTCATTATGTTCCTTAATTTGTGCTACAATGGATGTGTTCTGCAACACAATTAGGCTTCCGTTTCTACCCTGTATGGAAAAGTTACGGGCAAGATTATCCAGCCGCTTATTTCTACTATAAGTCTTTCTGTGTTTCCGGGTTGTTCAATCGAGACATTACCTTGCTTGGGAACAACTGGAAAAGCTTGAACAAGTGCAGCGCCAATAGTCTCTACTTTATTGCTACCTTGACCGCTTGGTGAGCATACATTAACTTGTAAAGTACCCCTTTCACGATTGCGGGAAGCATCTACTGTAAGTGCTACCGTCCCAGCAGACACTAAGAAGCACTCTAAGTAAGAAGAATTTGTGGGCTTAGTGAAGGGTACATTTTCGTAAGCTACTGTGAGTGGTGGAGATTGCGAGGCTGCAAAGGCAGCTATTCGGCTTTCTAATTCTTGTCTGTTTGTTGCCATAGCTTCCTTATACTTTATATCTTAATAGTGTCTTAGCTATGGCAGTTTCTGTGATAGCATATGGCTTAGCATTGCCTGTCCATATCCAGCCTGATGCTATATCCAGTCCGGCTTTCCATCCTAGTTTATCAACAAGGTATGCGTAATGGACGCTGTTTGTAATGTATAATGTAGCATCCTTTCCGTAGAAAGGCTGTGTGGACAGTAGGCTATCAATACGCCCTATACTAGAAGCCCCGTCTATTGATGCGCTTGAACCTGTGGACTTATCTGGAGAATTTATAGATGCATACCATTGGTCTTTTAAATGCCCTGTAGCGTATATTCCACTTTTACCCGGAGGTGTTGGAGACAACAGTACAGCTTGCTTAGAAACATATTCAAACACATCGCTAGAATTTTTAGATGCTTGCTGTAAAGCTTTTTCTCTGAAGGCTTCAATATCTGACAAAAATGACATGTATGTATTTCCTAATTAGCGCGTATTATAGCACAACTGAATGTTCTTGTCAACAACTTGTAATTACACTGATACAGCTTTCCAGTCTAACAAAATTTGTCCTGTAACACCAGAAGTGTAGGTTAAAATAATATTTGTATTTATTTCTATATTAATTTCTATACGTTCTTCTACATTAGCAGATTTACTCATAGCGTAATATGTTATCGCCTAACTAAAAAATTAAATAGCATAGGAGAAGCCCCTGTTGGGTCTAACACTTTTGAATTACAAACCTTGTAAAGAACACCACTTATTGTTATCTTGTCAGAAGTAGTATTAACGTCTACTACTATTTCCCCCAGATAGAAAGTTTTCATGTAGACATCTTTATCTCCTTTTAGGATATCTGTGCCGTACTTACTAGAAAGTCCGTTAGAGTTACGCGTTAAATCTAAAGTAATAACTCTTACTGGAGTATCAACTTGTGTTGTAGAGTATTCGCTAGTAGCAGGGTTGTAAGAACCTTGTGAGTATTGATGATAGGTTGCTGTCTGAGGATCATCGTCAAAGAAGTCATTAATCATTCTTGTGAAGTCGTCTTGTGCGCTCATTATTGAGGCCAATACCAAAGAGCAGAGCTTGACGGTGATCCAATTGCATCCATTGCCAATTGTTGTGACTGAGTTATCTGAGCGTAATTGCTATTCCAATCTTCTTGAAACTTAATCAGAGGGTGTAGAGTAGTTCCATTTACATTGTATGGAATCGGTGAGATATCAAAAAAGTTCGGGTTTGTAACAGTGAGAATTAGAAAATCTCTGTAGTTAGTAAATGCCTCGGCTCCCCACACCTCTAGCTGAAGGCCAATTTTACGGTGAGTTTTAAAAGCTAACTGACCTAGTATGTATGTCGCACAAATTTTTGCAGATGTTGGTAGGCTATTATTATTATCTGCCAGCGTCTGAGTGTAAACACTATCGGGCAGATAGGGAATATCTCCAAAATCTGCGCAACGTAGTCGGAGCTTACCAATGTCTGTTGATGGGTCTATAGTCACTGAATTTCCTCTGTAATTGTTACTAAATTTTTTATTATTTTTAGTATGGCTTGGGTATCAACATCATAAAAACACTCTGTATAACCATCAAATTTATCTGAGGGTGACTTATATGTGCTAGACAGAAATACCTTTAACACACTTTCAATTGATTTAGCTACAGCGCCATCTTTGTTTCTATATTCATAGAGAATACCAAAACTTTTAGAAACTGTCTTGTTTATTTCTGAAACCCTTGTATGAACTTCCCTATTAGTAATACCTATTTTTGTAATGCTGCCATTATTTAATAGATATAAAGACCCGGGTTTTTCAGTAGAGTAACCACTAACTTTACACTTAGGGCATCCCCACCCAGCTAGTAAGTTATGCGGTGCTGTAGGAAAGTCTCCGTGTATTTTACAAGTTACTTGAACATGCTTAAGCATCCCGTTGCATTCAACATTGTCAAATGTGAATTTATCCTTGTGTACAACTGTAGCCCTAATCTTTAGTTCCTCTGTAGTAACTCTTCTTTTAAGTCCATTAACTTTTAGGTTAGAGTTGTAGCAGACCAAGCACCCATTACCACTCTTGTGGCTGCAAGGAGATTGCCAGAAATATCCTTGATGCTTAGTGCAAAATATTTCAACTTTAGTGTTGTGACCTTTGTAATCGACTTTTTCATAGGTATATACACTAGAGTGAATGTTTGTGCAGTCCAATTTAAACTTTTCTGATCTTGCTTGCACACTTTTAGGGTTTACATATGATCCGCTTATCTTTTCGTCTTTTATTTTCTTTAACTTTTTTCTGCTACATGTAAGGCATATTGCTGTTTTACTACCCTTTAGAAAATCTTCCTCGGGTAAGATATTTTTACACGCATAACAAACTTTCATACAATCCCTTTATTGAAGCAATCTCTTATTATACTTTTAAGAGATTGCTTGTGTCAAGAGACTAATGGGTAGTTATCCCACAAATTATTACTTATTTACTGTCAGCTTTTTGTGAGAGTAATCACAAGTTCAGGGCGCAGAAGTGCGTTGACAAAATTCGATTCTGTGTCAATGCGGATTTCCGTACCATCTAGTGATGGTGTCTCGAACATGTACTGACGCTCACCCAAAGTATTAACCGTGAAGAAACGGTTAGCTGGCGAGAAATACGTCTTAAAGTATTCGCTGCCCGTTGGAACTGCTGTTGCAGTATTATTAGGGATTAGCTGTACTGAATTATAGGCATCGCGCATTTCGATAAAACGCAAGCCGCCGTAGAAGAACTCACGGTGCATAGCTGTAGCCGAACCATTAGCTGCCAGACGCGAGCGCAATGGGTCTTGCGTACTTGTATAGAACTGATAAGCTGTCTTGGTAGTCGGGTGAGCAATCAGAGCAGCAAACCAAGTAGGCGAACACATTACAACAATACCTGACATGGAGATATTACCACCATTGTCTTGAATTGCGGCGATTGCTGCTTCAATTTGGCCAATAACATCTGTTGTAGCAACAGAGAAAGCAAAGTTGACGGTAGTACGCGACTTACCAAACTCTGTGTACCAATCTTGGCTCACAGTGTTACTAGGAGCGTAAACAGTACCTAGCGTCAAGGCTTGAGCACGGGCGGCTTCCAGAGTCCAGTTGTGAGCAGCAGCAGCACGCTCCATCTTACGGGCACGAACAGCAGCCAACGAATCTGCTTCGTTAGGATTGCCATAAGCACGTTTGCCTTGAATGTCTGAAGGGCTGATATAGTCCGACAGTGGGAAGTGTGGCACAACAAACGAATGCACTTCACGAGCATAGTCTTTATTTTGGTTTGAACGATCACCGCGAACACGGTCAACAATCAACGAACCATCTTTAGTAATTTTCTCAAAGGTAACTGTATGTTCAGCCACTGACTCTTCTTGAAAAATGCCCAGCTCACCAATAGTACCCCATGAGTTAGGGATGATGTTCAGTTCGCCTGTCCAGTCGGTAAGTTCAAACTGACCATTTGCGCCAAAGCTACGAGTAATTGCCATAATTTATTCCTATTCTTTTCTTGGTAGTATTATTAGATCGACGTTTCTGGGATCATGCCAGCAGCGGTCAGTTGTGCATAAGCAGCGTTTGTCAAAGCACCGGCAGTAACACTTGCGCCAAACACTAGGCCAGCTTTTTTAAGGATAACTGGGCCGCGTGTCATTGCCAGCATTTGAGTGTCTGTATTCAGAACCATAACTTGTGGGCGCGACAGGCCAAGAATATCTGCGATGACGACAGCAGCAGCTACTTGCGAACCATCATTGGCTGTAGCTTCAACCAACTTATACTTACCCGTTGCTGTAACTTTACCCAACACAGCGCCGACTGGCAGAGTGATAGCTGTACCGTTGTAAACCACTGTGTCACGGCAATATGCCGAGGCTGGGTCGAATTCACGAGCGATGACGCCTGAGAATCGTGTGCTATCATTTGCGATAATTGCCATAATTTATTTCCTTTTAATTATTTAGATTTGTTGTATTTAGCTTTGAGCATTTTAGATTCTTTGCTCTCTTCTGGTTCCGTTACTACTGCTGAAGTGTCAGTTTTAGCTGCTACTCCAACTTCCGAAAACAGCGCCGAAGAAGCTTCTGTTTCAAAAGAATTTGCCATAGCTCCTACGACAGCATTGAATGCTGTATCGTCAAGAGCGTCAGTGGCTGCAAGCAAAGCGTCAGCTTTAGCAGAGCCAATAGAAGCTACAATGGCTTCTTTACGGGCTGCTAGGCGAACTTGCTTGGCATCTACTACGAGTTGTTCTTTAGCTGCGTCAGAAGCTGCTAGGGCCGCTTGTGCAACTTCATACAGTGCTGACATTTCTGTTAGCTTAGATTGAGTAGCCGAAAGGGTCGTAGTAACCGATTCCAAAAGGGCTGCTAGTTCTGCTGTCTTAGTATCTTCAGCAGCCATATCTGGTTGCCCCTCTTTAGTTGTCATCGTTACTTCTTCCTTCACTTGTTCAGCCGAAGCTGTGTTAAAAACCTTCTGAAATAGTTTACGCATCTGCAAATCCTCGTTGAATTGACGCCACATAGTCTACAAAGTCTACGTTGGACATAATTTTGTTAATCAAACCTCTTGACATAGCATCTTCTGCCATATACACTTTAGCTTCAGTAGCCTTTATATCCTCAACAGACAACCCTGTGTACTCTGAAACATGTTCGCAGAATGCTTCGTAGAGACTGTCAACTTTAGCTTGCAAGTCTTCTAGGAATTCTGGTCGGAAGCTTCCGTCTTCTGCGTATGGAATTTTTTCTGATCCTGCTGAGATGAAGATTGGCTTATATCCCTCTTGCTCAAGATGCTTTGACTGGTCAGTTAGACAAATTAATACGCCAATTGATCCGACTTCAGCATAAGGGTTTGCCACTACTTCGTCACATACACAAGCAATAGCGTAGCAAGCACTTGCACAAGTTCCATCTACGTAGCCAATAAGGTGAATGCCTGCATCATCACACATCTTGCGTAGTTGTTTAGCCATCAAGAATACTCCGTAGGCTTCTCCTCCGCCAGAGTCAAGAGACAACACTAGACATTTTGCGCCGTTCTCAATTAGTTCTTCTGCTTGTTCCAAGATGCTCTCGTAAGAACATCCACCACACATAGATTCCCAACCAGTTTCTTTATTAGTGAGAGGGCCATTAATCTCAATGATGCCAACACCGTTAATATCGTCAAGGTCGTCTGGCTCTTCTGCTTCGTAACTCTCATTTGTCGGGAGCATCATCGATGAAGCATTACGAGAGTTTAGGTAGCTTGTGATGCTACTAAAACTTTGTCTTGACAATAGGTGAGGTACACCGTAAAGTTGCTGAGTTAACCTGAATAGTTTATGTGCCTTCATGTGTTCCTTATGCTTTATTATCTGCGTTAGATGCTGACTTATCATTCCCACCGGGCTTCTTAGCTGTACCATCCCCTGTGACACCCACTTCCATACCTTTGCCAGCACTTGTAGATTTACCTGACAATGTAGTAGAAAGATTTTTGATGTCTACAGGCTCATCTTCAGGAAGCTCATCAAATCCGCCAACAACGCGAATCTTGTTAAGCACGCCACGATCAACCTCGATGCCGCCAACTGAGAATACTCGTTGCACCCACTTAGAATGCTCTTCCAAACTAACTGGTGAGATATTCTGTGGTACAATCTTAGGCAGCTCTGAGTCAGTCCACCCGTTCAACTTAAACAATTGTGGCACTAAGTCATGGTTAAGTACATCTGCAATTTCTTGCAATCTATGTGTTACAGACAATGCCAGAATATTAGAGTCACCGTCCTGGATGCTGAAACTACCTGCTGCGTCCATGCCCATTTTCAGGATGTCGCAATTAAGTGCTGTCAGAATGTCGCCTTGCAGCCTCTTGATAATTGATCCCAAATCTTGCTGCTGACCACTAGCCGACATCAGCTCATATGTGAACATTGGCGTCTTTGTTTCAGGGTCAGTCATCGCAGGAACTAGCAAGCCGCGTTGTGTGCCAGCGTTGTAGTTATTTATGATGGCCTGATATCCTGCTAACACTGCCTTATCGCCTTCAGAAGCTGCTGGGTCAAAGTAGCGAGGTGGTGCTGTAATTTTTAGAATACCTTGTACAGACTTTGCAACACTAAGCAATTCTTGATCTTGCAAAAGTGTAAGTTGCTTATAAGCCAAGTAGACAGCTTTAAGAATACTATTACCTTCTGGATTGCCAAGCGTACCGTCTGCTGTAAACAATAGAAACTTTTCACGAGGAATATAAATATAGCCTCTGCCATTTAATTGCTCAGAGTACAGGTATGCTTTGTCCATGTATCGCAGTGTTTGCTCTACGCCCAAAAGTTCTCTGCCGTCATCGCTAAAGTCCCATCTCTGAATACTAGAGCGTGAACGAGGTGACAAGCATTTCAAACCTACTAGGCCATCATCAAACTTTGAGCCGTTCTTTATCAAGCGCCTACGGAATACTTTTTCGCTAACATGGGAGCCATACTCTAGGTAGTCAAACCAGCTAGAAACTGTGTTTGCCCAGCTGTCTTCCATGTCGTACAAGCAAGTCTTTATAAACTTTGCATGTTCTATTTGTTCTGCTGACGCTCCTACAGGGGCTTCAACATCCCATGAGGCACGCTTCATAAGAAGTCGATAAGCTGATAGAGCTGTGGCTACTGTAGGGTTGTTTCGCATTTCATCAACAACTTTAAGCATTGCAGGGAAACGGAATGCTCTACTAGGCTCTTCAATTACGTAACCATTTGTTGTGCGTAACGATGTGAAGCCCACAGCACCTAACTTAATTCTAGGTAACGATGCTCCTTCATCTGGTTGCAATTGTTTTTGGTCTAAATCGCCGGATTTCACGGCAGGACTTTTTCTTGCCATGATTATCCCTTAGTCATTTGGAAATCAAGCCACTCAGAATCTTCTATAGGATTCCAGCCAGCCTCAATTTTATCTTTGATTGTTAGTGCGGTTTTATTTGTTATTGGTAAAGCTTTTGCAATTTTATAGTGTGTACTGCATGGAAAACTAGATAGGAAATCGTACACTTGGTCAGCCATCTTCCACATTTCCTTGTTAGCTCTTGGGTGTTTCCAAGGAAGCCAACCTTTACAGCCATCTCTATTTAGTGTTTTTATTACTTTATCACGAGCTTCTGGAGTGTGCTTTTTACCCCTCATACCATTTGCCAAAGCTAAACGATCCTTAGTCTCTTGGGGAAAACTCTTTCGTGCATTTGAGATTTTTTCTTTAGTTTCTTGGGAGTGCTCTTTACCGAAGAAGTTGTTTTTCTCCCCGGTGCTCTGTTCTGAAAGTAGTTTTCTAGTATCTTCAGAAGCCTGTTTCCCAATCCTTCTTTGTCTCTGTGCTTCCTTATTTTCATCTGTGTGAGGATACCCATGGGGAACCTTTCCACCAATTGCCATATTCCATCCGACATTTATGTTAGGTCGAAGTTTATTTTCTACTTTATAGCAATACTCATTAGAAGACTCTATCAAAGTATCAATTAATATAGAATCTCCATATTTTCTAATAGCTCTGTGAACAATGTTCTGTGAATTAGCTCTAGCTGCGTTGCAATGTTGTTGAAATCTGTGTTGTGCACTCTTACAACAAACACCTACATACCCTTGAGTGAACATATCTACATGCTCTGGCAAATGAATCCAATACACTACAGACATATCTCTCCTTTAATTAGCGCGTATTGTATCACAAATGTTGCTTGATGTCAAGCGTTACTATTTGCTAAGGTTATATTACTGGTATGGGTGATGCTTGGGTTAGGCTTGGGATAAAAAATGTGGGTATCTGTACAGACCTGCAAAGGTAATTGAATACACAACCTGTGGCATCAACCATATCATCATGACCTCTCCTACCCCCATCAAAACTCTCAAGCTCTGTTAGGTAAGGTTCAATCCATTCGTCCCTAGAGTCACCATAGCGAACAATACTAACTGCCCTTGCTTCTACCATTTGTGCAAAAGGTAATATTCGATTAATCTTACTACTGTGACCACTCATCTGAGTTGACCGTACAATACATCCTTGCTCGGATAGATACTTAGTAAAATACACGTTAGCAATTTTGCCACCCGCACCTGTATCCCGCTCAAGTAGTATAGGGACGTCTAATCCGTCATTGTGTGCTGTATTGGTGATCTCCCGCAGAACTCCATCCGTTAGTTTCCTAAATGTGTTACAATCTTCTATATAGTAATGTCCCATTTTATCACGAGACATTAAGACACCTGCTGTCGCATCACAGTGTGGATTTGATTCAGATACAACTGACGCAGCAGTATCCCATCCACGACCTCTGTTTGTTACCTCTGAGGGTGGGAAAGATACAAAATTGAACCACTCCCTACGAATATACGAATTACCTTCAGTCACTGCCGTCCAGCTACCTTTTAGAAAGCGTAACTGATTTACTCGGCTCTGCGCTAGAAGGTCTGCAAGGTAGGCAGGATTATTCTTTAGAAGGATTGGGTTAGAGTAGATATCCATAGGAATAAAACGAAAACTTAGTGGCCTAAAGTCACCACCAAGAACATACCCTTGTCCATGACGCTCAAACAAATCTTCCCTAGAATTACCCCAGAATATTTTTCCTGCCAAAATAACAAACCACCTAGTTATATCCTCTGTACCTGCTAGTGGAACACCGTCTTCATCAAGTGAATAGGAAACAAAGTCAAATAACCAGCTACTCCTAGACGGATTACAGGTCGCCATCATGTTCAACTTACCCTTATAGCGAACCGCCCGAAGGCGGGCACGTAGGGCAAGAATATCTGCAAGGGTAAACTCTGCTGCCTCATCCACAATGATGTTACTGTATTGTTGGCCTTGAAGTTGTGTCAAATCCTGTGGCATTGCATAAAATTTAATGAGGGCACCGTTAGGGAAATGCCACTCAAGTTTCTGTTCTTTCCAAGTGGCTTTGAAGTGGCTGTAAATATGCTTTGATTCACTTACTAAGCCACCCGCACTTTTGAGAAGCGGGTAACTGAGGCGAACGATCAGCACAACAGCATTAGGGTCTTGTACATACTTCAGAGCCTTTACTAACGCCATGTGGCTCTTGCCCCCGCCATTGCCTCCGCCAACGACCAGCAAATCAGTCTCCATATCTTGTAAGACCATTTGCTGTTTTAAACTTGCTGGCCCAAAGGACAAGCGTATATCTTTAGCCATTCAAAATCTCCTTTACACTACCGTGAGATTCTGCGTAATCAAATCCTCGGATGTTTAGCTCTACCATCATTTTATTTCGATAATCAATAGCAAGTTGCTTGGCTACATCGTAACCATACTTATTACAACTAAAGTCTTTTGATTTCTTTTTATTAGTTTCGTTGGCCCATTGAGCTACCCAAATGCAGTAAATTCCTCCATTTATGTTTCGCTCTCGATAGACAACTCCAACAATCCCAGTCTTATTTGTTACGGATTTGCAATGGTTACGAGATTGTTGTTCATCATCTTCCCATCGAATATTTCCGTAAGTATAACCAAGATTATTGTCAATACGTCCGATGCTGTAACGGCCTTCTGGTCGCTCACCAATTGCTGCAAGCCATACTGGAAACGATTTAGCAAAATCTTCATGTACTGTAATACCACGACCACCGTAATTAGGGTAATCTAGGTTTTCTGGATTAGTGCAACGCTGTTTCATGTGGAGCCAACTCTTGTAAGCGCGATGGTAACGCATACCATGTCTATCTACAGAGCAACCACAACTTTTATTATGGTTAGATGTCAGCATTGATGAACAGAGTACTTTCTCGTTTCCGCAGTCACATGAACATAACCATTTACTCTTACCTGCTGGAGCAACTACGGTTAACTTGGTGAATTTCATTCCTACCTTTACTTCTGTCATACAATTCCCTCCAAGGGAAGTTAATAAATCTTCTTAACAGAATGCACAGGAAGCCTTGGAGGGACACAACCAATGCACTCTATTAAGAATACTTACTAAAGAAACTACAGCCCGACACATCCTCTCGGATGGTCGAGCCTATTACAAAATAATCTTGGAGGAAAATGTGAGAGTCGAACTCACGAAACGCTATGAACGTTCTTCGGTTTTCAAGACCGACGCCTTCAGCCACTCAGCCAATTTTCCAAGCTGTATCCACGCCACACTTCCATGCTGGATAACTTACTCACCATGTCGTGAGCCTCACCTCTTGGCTACTGTATAACATTCATACAATAGAGATACATAGCCTTCGTTGCAGACATACACACTTACGTGTAGTCCATACAAAGTTATGTAAATTCTTTAAAACACTTACAGAACCTGCTACAACTTAGACGCAGAGGAGAGGCTGACTCACACTAGGGAGCAGGTTCTGTAAAGGCTCTAAAGAGACTTCACCGATATTCATGTGGAAATGAGTCGGGAGAGGTCTTTACTTCTATTTAATAACTCTTTCCTTCACGATAACGCTGCGCCCTTGAGTGCCTTCCGTTACCTCTGTTTCTACCTTTGTAGGTGTCTGTTTGAGAGTGGCAATTTGGACAAATAAGACAGACATTTTCATATCTATCGTCCGTACTGTCGCCACTGATGTGGTCAACTTCAAAGGTTATAGGTTTACCGTTATGTTCTAAGATACCACAAACAGAGCAGCTATCCCCCACTAAGAGTTTTAAATAGCTGCGGATAGCTTGGTTTCCATTATGGACTTTACCACTGCTTAACCAATTTTGAATACTATGTGCTAATCTGTGATCTGACGCACAAGCAGTAGAACAAAATACCGTATTCCTAGCTGTCAATTTATTACTGCAATGTACGCAGTTTCCGAGGTCAACAACTTCTTTTACAACACGGACTTTATCAATTACTTCAATCTTCTGAGTTGACTTTATCTTTTTCTCTGTATTATTATTGAACTTCGCAGAGCACGACCTACTACAAAATACCCTTGCTTTATTGTCTATTTCCTTGCCACATTGCTTGCAAAATCTTTTAGGGTTATCTGGTAGTGGGTTGCTAAGAAGAAAATCAGAGAGTATATTCATCTCTTGCACAGAACCTACTACACGCCGATTTGTTTGCGCACTGTATAACCAGTCAGTATCCCTACAATCTGTCTTAGTTGGGTACCTACTATTTTCTGTTACAAACCTAAGTATAGATGCGATTACGCTTTCTTTTGTTGCTATTTTCATTTTATCCCTGTGCGGATTAATATAGGTGTAAGCTAGAGACAACACAGTGTCCCAAGGGTTGCAACCCGATTCGCTTACATTGGTGGTGCCTCTAGACTAGAATCAAACTGTCGTCTCACCCGTACAAAGGGCGTATTCTATCACTGAACTATAAAGGCGGTGTTAGCTGTCTATCCAGCTTGTTTGGTGCGCCCTGAAAGACTCGAACTTTCAGCTTACGGCTTCTAAGACCGCTGTGTTTACCAATTTCACCAAGGGCGCTTTGTTAATATGCTAGGACTTTTACCCTCATATGTACATTTCCCTCACCGCATTTGTAAGGTACGATTATCAACCTTCAGGTAGCGACCTTCGGAGACTTTACTACAACATTCTTACTCGATATTCTGTATGCTATTGAAATCAATCATAGGCATACTGTCAGACTCTTCCAAATCTCTGCTACCATTACCATGCTTGATGCTGAGTAGCTTTCTTGTGATCTCGTCTTTCTCAATTGCTGAAATCATCTCAATGTGATAGTCTAGCAACTTACTACATGCACGCTCAGATGTCTTTTCATCTTGGCTGTTACAAAGCTTCAGTAACTTCTCAATGATGGCTTCAACTTCCTTACTGAGAGCCTTGCTAGTCTTTTGTAACGGATGTGCTTGTCTACGATTAAAACTTATTTCTGTTGGAATTAGTAGCTGCGCCCCCAAAGTGTTCTCCTACCTGTTCTTTAATTGAGAGCATAATACACTGAACTAACACTTTTGTCAAGCGTTAGCAAAATACATCTGATTATTTCAGTACTTTGTGTTAAGGTTCTTTGGAAAGATAGCCAACAATGAAGGAGAAATACCGTCCAAACTTTCACCAGTTTCGTTACACTTTACGAGCACTCCGAAGGAATCCTTGTACACAACTGTCGAAGGGTTATCCAACTCATTTACTTCCATAAGTGTCCCTACGTTGTGTCCTTGCAACAACCAAACTTGACCTACTGCAAATGTAGTAGCCATCCCTTTCTTCTTGTAGAAAGCCTCCTTAGTCTTTTTCTGCACTGCTGCCATGTCATCCCAATATGCCTTGCTAGGTTCTTTGTAAGAGACATCCTCGACAGGTGCCAGCACGATGTTTTTACGTAGTCGTTGGAGTGCTTTACGATTGATGCCAAATAAACTAGCTGCCTGTTCATCACTCAACCCTTGTGATTTCTTAGCGTTCTCACAATTGCGCAGAAGGGATATGTCGCCCATACCCTCATCGTAGTACCCCATAATCTCGTCTAGTACCCGCTTACTTTCTTTGCACAAACTCTCGGATTTCTCAAGTCGTTTCAGTATTGCATCTACATACTTAGTTTGCTCTGTTGTCTCAGCCTTCTGGTTCTTCTCACTATACTTGTCACAGGTAGTAAGGTGATCTCTCCATAACTCCAGAGGGCTAATCATCAAGTTTACAGCCTGCCGTAAGTCGTGCAGATTCTTGGATGCTGCTATATTACTTCGCAACAATCGGAGGCTGTGAACCCTGAACTTCTTTGCACTAAACTCAGAGGCTGCAACTCTTTCGGCAATCATTGTTGTCCATCTACGGAGCCTCTGTGCATCTATGAAGTTGGGGAAGTCGCCTAGTGCTGTTGTCTCAAGGTTAAAACCTCTATCCAAGATAGTATCAATGTACTTACATACATCTTCATCATTGTAAGAGTGATCTTTCGTAGAAGTCTCAGCCATCTTAGCTCCGCACATACCTTCTAAACGCTTGAGTTGGTTCCTATAAGATTGTAGCTGCATAGGTGTAAGGTCTGATATGTCTACTTCAGAGTCTTCCATTTGTTTGATGATTTGTGTTATTGTAATCATGTATTCCTTGTGTTTGGGACAAAGTTTGTCCCGTTTAGGGCATACTGGCAATATTTAAAAACTCAATCCTCTATAAACGGGTCTACTCCTAAGTGACTAATCGTAATACCACTCAGCGTTGTCATCTATATAGTAGTCCTCCCAACCTTGTAGAATTTCCTTGTCAAGAGACTCTAACCACTTAGATACTACTACGTCTTCATACTCTAAAACCATACTATCTCCTGTGAATGGGACAAAGTTTGTCCCAAAATGCCACTTTTGGCTAAAATGAGAAACTTAATCGTCTATAGAAGGGTTCCCTACTAGGTAACTTGTTTGACACTGTAACACATACTTCCAGATTATGCAAGCCCTTGACAACCACATCAAATGTGCTACACTACGCAGGTCTTGAACAATAGACACTAAGAAGCCTAACAATATTCCATGAGCCTACAAAGCCTTGAGAGTGTTGTTAGGCTTCTTTCATATAGACTGGAAGTATTTAAAATTAATTGTTGACACACAGAATTATACTGTCATACTAGAAACAAGTTAAAGGGAGATGGTATGAAGCCACAAATATTAGTAGTTGGAAATAGTCACCCAAGGAAGTTTCTAACGGAAAAACTATTATATCTTCACAATGCTGGAATTATTGAAGTAGTGTATGACAATGGTGTTGTAAGTGCATCATGTTCAAAATGGTATGCTGAGTGGTGTTTAGACGAATTGGTTTGTGTAGATTTGAAAGCAATCGCTCAACAAAACCCTCAGCAATCTTTCCTAGCAGCCATGAAAGATAAGCAAAACAAACTTGACAGCAAGAAACGTATTAAGTAATATAAACATATACAACAAGGAGAGATATGAATACACGTACAATTAGCCTCTGCAACGAAACATGTTTGAACATCACACTAGACGTTCTTACACAGGAATTAGAGACACTTCATAAATACCAGTTTTCAGATATTACACAACACGATATTAAAATTCACGCAAAGGATTTGAAAGCTTTTAAGCGTGTGATATCATTCTACTCAGATGGATGGCCATGACATGATTAACAGGATTAAATGGTTTACTATAATTATGATCCACACAGTTACGGGCAGAAATATAGTTTATGCGTTTGATGCAATTTACATAGTTATAGGGTATAGTGTTAGGAGAATTAGGTAATGGGTGTTACATATACAACAGAAGCTAAGCAACCAACAGGTTGTCATGTCTACTACCGTGTACCTTCTAAGGACGCTAAGAAGCCTAAGCCTATTCTACGTTGTGTGTATGTTGATGCATTGAATATTGATGTTGCTCACAATGCTGTTATGGAAGACCTTCATATGACGCAAGAACGATATCTAAATCCGTTGTTAGTTTTGCTTACAGGAGGGAAAGTCTGATGGAATACCTAGAAGAATGGCTACTGGATTATGAAATGGAAGAACAACTTAATGACGAGCACGAATCTTTAATATCAACTTATAAAGGAGAGTAACATGCATAAGAAACAAATAGCATCAAACAACCCAATGCAATTCATGCACGAAGTTGTAAAGGCTGCACAGGACGGATACGTTATTGACGAGAATGAGGAGTTTTCTATTTTCTACACATTGTTCTCGATTGGTATGTGTAAAGCTGAAAGTGGCGAGGCTCATGACTCCGTATTTATGCAACCTGTTAAGAAACTTGCTGGACGACCTAAATCTGTAAATTAATATAACTATTAGCAAATTAAAGAGGAATAGTATGACTCGTCAGAAAGCACATGTAACTCGCCGCAATGGTAAAGACGGTGAAGATCGTCCTCAGACTAAAGCCAAATTTTTAGAGGTGGCACATGAGGTAGAGGTACAGCAAGCAACAACTCCAAGATTTGAGGCTAAGAATAATAATCAGAAACTTGCCCTGTCTATGCTTAAAGAGGGTCGCAGTGTAATCTTTCTAGCAGGAAGTGCAGGTGTTGGTAAGAGTATGATTGCTGCCTATCATGCTGCTACACAACTGAAGGCTAAGAAGATTGAGAAAGTATATCTTGTCCGTCCTGCTGTCAGTGTTGGTAAAAGCATTGGTCTGCTTCCCGGAACAATCTCTGAAAAGATGACTCCTTTCTTTGCACAAACTCTCGCGCATCTTGCTAAGTTTATGGGTAGTGGTTATCTAAAGTATTGTTTGGAGAAAGAGATTGTTGTCATGCTTCCTGCTGAATATATGCGTGGCATGTCACTAGAGGGCTGCATCTGCATTAGTGAGGAATCACAAAACTTCACTAAGGATGAATTTGAAATGGTGCTGACACGTATGGGTCAAGGTGCTCAGATTATTTTCACAGGGGATCAGAAACAGCACGACTTGCGTGGCCTTAGCGGTATTGAGGAAACTCTCGACTTGCTTGACCGTATGAAACAAGAGCAACCACGATATTTGCTTGATGAAGACTTGGAAGAGATTAACAGTAATATTGGTGTTGTTAGATTCACCCCTGATGATGTAATTAGAAGCGGTCTAACTCGTGCTCTTGTTAAAATGTACTACAATAACAACTAAGGAACATATGCAAAACAAAGTAATGAAACAAACAATCAATGCCCGTTCCTCACACAACTATAACGACTCTATGGAGTATAATGTTTCATATTTCCCTAATAAACGTGGTAAGTATGTGATTACAATTGACTCTGCTATTGAGTCTGTCTCGCAGTTCTGTACAGCTATTCAAGTGTTGGATAATGCCCATGAAGATGATGAGATTGAAATACACTTGTCTTGTTGCCCAGGAGGTTCAGTCGATGCTGGAGATTGCTTCATTCATAGCATGCGTAAATGTGAGGCACCAATTCACATCAAAGCTGGAGGTGGGGCGCATAGTATGGCCTCTCAAATTCTCCTCGAATGCGACTCGTTTGAATTGTCTGATGGATTCAACTCGCTCATTCATGCAGGCTATGATGGATCAGGGGGTACGGTAGCGGAGTATAATGCTAAGAGTGCATTCGACCTACAATTCCGTAACAAGAAGTTTCGTGAGACATACAAGTATTTCTTGAGTGAAGAAGAGATTACACAAATGCTTCTTGGTCGGGATATTTGGCTTGATGCTGAAATGTGGTGTGAGCGTGCCATTCATCGTATGGAATGTCAGAAAGCAGAATGGGAAGCTGAGCAAGAGGCTCTTAAAGATATTGCTGAGGAAAAACCTAAACGTGTACGTAAGCCACTGAATCTAGCTCCTACACGCCAATAAACTAATAAGCCTTGCATAGCTGATAATAGGCTTGCAAGGCTTTATACTTTTAAGGTCTTATGCCAATACTAACAGAGACAGAGATATTGTACAGGGAGGTGAGACATTTAATAGGCTCTAGTGCTAAGATGCCTAAGCACCTAACATTAAAGGATGTACAGAATATTATGAAACTACTAATAGGAGCATACAATGACACAAAACGAACAAAAACTAATTGACGAGATTATGGATTGGTTTTCATTCAGCAAGGTAGCTAAGGTTATGCAAGTGCTAGAGTGGTCTTGGGCTAATTGTAAAGATGAAGGTGGAATACCTGTTGAGAGTACGTTACGTGAGGATGCCCGAAAGGGACTACGTAGAGCTATTCAGGGGAGCTATGGTGCTAATGATTATCAACTAGGTAGTGGAGGCTTTAACTACCGTGTATGGCGTGAGGATGGAGTTGTTACGTTTGTTACGCTGACATTTGTTCTTGAGGAATGGAACAGCTAATCTATTAGCTTTAGGGGCTGTTTAGCTGCTTACACCATATAGCAATATGAATGTGCCAGCCATTCATTTTAAATTGATTGTAGGCTCTACTTGCAATAGGTAGAGCCTGATTAGGAGAGAGTATGTCTAGTTTGTTGATGCTTGGGGATTGTTTGGAACGGATGAAGGAGGTAGATAGTGGAAGTGTGGACTTGATTCTAATTGACCCGCCTTACCGTATGACTAAGCGTGGAAAGTCTTGTCGCCCTAACTGGATGCCAAACAGTATGGGTAACAATGTATTTGAGGGAGATATCCCAAACACTGAAGAGTGGATGACTTTGTGCTTCGATAAACTGAAGGAACGGACACACTTTTACGTTTTCACCAATACTGTTTCTTTGCAAGAGTATTTGAATGCAGCCACTAAAGTAGGCTTCAAACTACACAATATACTATCTATGATTAAAGATACTGGTATGCCTAATCGTTGGTACTACAAGCAGACTGAGCTTGTATTGTTCTTTCGTAAGGGCGCTGCAAAACCTATTAATGATTATACCAGCAGAGATAACTTCAAAGCTGTCATGCCTAAACTTTCAAACGGTAAGGTGCATATTACGCAAAAGCCTTTAGATGTAATTGAGAAACTAATAACAAATTCCTCCAAAGTAAATGAAACTGTACTAGACATATTCATGGGCAGCGGAACAACAGGTGTAGCTTGTGTTAATACAAATAGAAACTTTATAGGAATTGAAGTGGATCAGAAGTATTTTGATATAGCCTCTGATCGTATTAACAATACTAAGTAGTATGAAGGCCACTAGGATAACTTCTTAGTGGCCTATTTTATTACGCTTGTTCCTTAGCCTTGTATTGCTTATCCCGCTTATTCCATTCTGCTTCGTATTCTTCTAAGCTACCTCCCCACTTCTTTACATTCCTTAGTATTGTATTTCTGTCTATGCCATACATGTTACTAAGAACATCTAATGTAATCTTATCTGCTCTGCCAATACACAAAGCTCTTAATGTCTCAGGATTGATAGACAGCTTAGGGCCAAGTATTGCGCCATTCTTTTTAACTCTGGCAAGCCCATCCTTTGTACGCTCCACCAATGCCATTCTCTCGTCCTCAGCAAAGATGGCAAATATTCCTAACATCATCTTACCCTTAGCAGAACTAAGAGGGTCTTTGCCAATCTGTATTATATAAACTTCTACGCCTCTCTCCAACAGTCCCTCTACAGTTGTCAATGTATCTGACGCTCTACGTGATATACGATCAACACGATTGAAGACAAGCGTATCACCAGCTACAGCCTCTTTCACCATCCTAGAGAATAATGGCCTCACACTGGTCTTTACAGTGCCGCTTACAGCATGGTCTTCATACCAGACATCGACAGGTTTACCGAGGTGTTTCTCAATAGCTTGACGCTGATTCTCTGAAGATTGACCTGTGCGGCTCACTCGACCATACCCAAATATTGTTGCCATTATTATTTCTCCTAGAAGCTCTGTAAAGTAGGGATATTATGAGGCTAAATATCACATACGTCAAGCAACATTTCTATGAAATTTTTATAAAATTTTTTCAGAATACAGGCTTAAACGATAGGTAAAGGCACATCTTATAGCATAAATATCAGGCATATATTAGGTTAAATGTCAAGAAATATTCTAATTATTTCACATTTTGGAGCGCTTATTAGAATTTTTTAAAGCTTGTCAGGAGGCTGGGAAATTCTCAAAAATGGACAGAGGCATATTGGTGATTTAACAAGGGATAACCCATGGCTCCGATTAGAATTTGATCCTCTAAAATATCACAGACGTTCGATCCTGATACGTCCCTAGCCGATAGCATCGCACTATCATGCCACCTGCCAGTGCATGATTGAGCCTGCCATAATCCTACTTGGATAACCTACTACGCCCCGCAAGTGCCCTATGGTATCGGAATAGGAGCCTATTAAGGCTCTTAATAACTACAGCCTATACCATACCCTTGCAAGGGTACCGCGCACATCATACCGTGCTGCTATCAATAGCCTATTCGCGCATCATTAGTATATTAATAATGTTACTGCTGAGCAACTATTAGGGCGCTCAATGAGCTTAAATGACGTTATATTATGTTGCTATTGTGATAAGTATTGTACGATTAATATGCGCGATAATAATCTTATGAAGAGAAGGGAAAGAAGGGGCTACTGTATTCGGTGCGATATCCCGTTAAACTCCTATATAACTTATATATATACTCTGCCATATCCTACCCTACACTATACAATTTCCCACCATGCTATCAATAACGCTATTAATTTCCCACTTAGCTATACTATAAGCAACTAATACGCGCCCTATTTCCCACTTGCCAGCTACACTCATAGGCTCCTGCATAGCGCTTGCATAGCGTCCTGTATAGCGTCATGCCAGCGTCCTATACGCCAACCTTATACAATGCGCTTGCCAATAGGAAAAGCCCCGTATAGGGGCTTATATGCTTACTATTCTCTAATTATATTATTCAATACCACTTACTAATACTTATCTACTGCATTACGATTATCAACCTAACCATTTATTTAAGTAATACACTATGATAAATAATATATAGGGCCATATGGCAACTATTACTAATTTAATTGTGTGATTAATAAGATTTTTCATATTGAGTAATAACTGACCTACACTGTTCTGAAATAGTCTTATCACCTTTTAATACTGCTACAAATAGAATCGATCTAGCTTGCTCTACATTTTCTACTTTATAACCCATTATTGTAAAGATCATAATAACATCCAATTAAAAAACAATACGATTAGAATTAATTACAATTGTTGCCAGCATAATCCAATAAATAATATTCTCAATGTACATTATGTTATTCCTTTATTGTGTAACGCCAGCCGAACATTTCCATGGCGTATACTCTTTATACGATCCTATCCACAAATGCGCGCATTCCATATTGTTGATAAGACTCGATTTCCCGTTACCGTATAGGATATCAATACTGCGATGCATACTGTTTCTTGCCGTGCTGTATATTATTCCATCCTTATCACGGTAGCAGAATTCTACATCTTGCCATATTGCAGAATTGTTAGCCGCTATCAATCCACGAGAATAGCCTTGTTCCCATATAGAATAACGCAAGCGTCCTGATGGCGTACGGCTGTATATAACTTCCATTGACTTGGCAATACTATCATTAAGCTGCACAGTTGTATGCTTGCATAATTTCGCCATTGTGAAAACTTCGTTAATACGTGTTTCAATTTGCTGTAATGAAAGCATATTATATTCTCCAAAATGTTACGTTATAAACAATTAATAATTTCCACAAATAAAGCATGTATTGACATATTCTAACATGCTTTATTAATTGATGCTATTTAATTAGTACGAAAGATATAGTATTTTCCTGCTTCTTCCTCGCTGCCATCGTAGCCGCTGAACGTGTGACCATATCCATCAACATATGCGTTCTTAGCTGTTTGTTCCCAATCAATTGATAATGCAACAAAGTCTGGCATATCATTGAGTTTTAAATCATAACAGTCTTCAACAATTTCCTTAATAGAGTCCACATAGATATCCCATATTGCATCTTCGCCAATCAACCTGTATTCATTTCCGTCAAAGTCTAACGTAAATTCGCTTTCTCCGTAACAGTCGCGCAAGCTTTCTAAAGCTTCGATTATGTCGTCAAGATTGTCAATGTCACAGGTATGCGATTGGCTGTCAATGATTGTTGCCATGATTGATACAACGTCGTCAGACACAACAAGGCGATTTACAGGCAATTCTTCAGCATTGAATTGATTGTTGTAAGCTAATACGATTGTCTTGATTGTTTGAATTGTATTCATTTTATTCTCCTGTGCGTTACAATTGACTTCCAATACAGCTATTCTACACTATTTCTACAGCCTTGCAAGCACTATTTAAAATTCTTTTTACTGTCCGGCAACGTCATTATCATTGTAACATCTGCAACACTTACATTATTCTCAATCAATTGTCTCTCTAACTCTTTTCTGCTTTCATCCTGCGGGCGTCTGCGCATCCATGTAAGCGGATCACTATGCGGCAGTTCTACGCTAGCAAGAATGACGCCATGTAATTTTACCCGGCATGTTCCCATGCATTCCTTATGATGTCCAGATTCTACGCGGGGGTTATTAGAGCTAACGCGATAATTTCCGATGGTTGGCATTATACAATTTTTCCTTCTGGTGTGAATTCATAATCGTTATAAATAATGTTTTCTTCTATTGTGCTTTCAAGATTATTATAATCGTTTTCCTTTTCCAAATTACTATATATCCACCGTGCAAAATCTTTTAAAGCTTTGGAAATATTATTTTCTGCTTCATTGTATGCTTCGTCAGATAATGGAATATTACTATCAATACTATCAATACGCATTGTGTTTTCGTGGTAGTAATTTCCTCGGTGCTCAATTTTACATGACAGGCCATAAAAATTACTCTTTTGAATATCTTGCAATTCCTGTCCAATTCTGTGCAGTTCTTTATCAATTGCGGCATGTTTTTTCAGTGCTTTCAATCCACCTTTTACATACTTATAATAACCTGTAAAACTAGCGCCATCGCCTTGATTAGAAAACCCTGTATAGTAAATATTATCAATTTCTATACCTATAATGCTGGCAATCTCTTTTGCATCATCAATAACGAATTCTGAACCGTTATCACGGTCGCCGGACAAATACCAATCGCGTGCTTTTTGTTTAGCCTTGTTTGAAAGTTGATTGTATTTATAAATATTAGTTTCTATTGTACGCATGATTTTCTTTCTGGTTAGAACTACATTAAAACAATAAATTAATAGGCTCTAATATTGTTCTTTAAAGCCTATTGTTTATTGTTTTAATTAGGCTCAAAATTAAGCGCTCTAACGCCTCCGGAATTATACTCATCGGCATATTGTGTAAAAATGCAAATAGCTGCGCCTGATACGTTATGGCGTGTCATATCGCCATAATTTCCATCAACCTTTAAACGTCCTGCGAATCCTTCATACTTTGAAACTACGCTTATAGCACCGCGCATTGTAGTAGCTTTTACCAGATATTTATGAACCCAGCTGTAGTTTGCTTCGCCGCCGTATGTATCCGTAACTTCGACGAAAAAAATTTCTTTTGTGTTTTTAATGTTATTCATTTTATATTTCCTTTAAAGTTATTTAAATTAATCGCCAATGTAGTAATAAACTTCGCCCAAGTCACCGACAAGAATTCTGCCGGAAATTTGCCCAGCCTCAGACTCTTTCTGATAACCCTGCCAGTCATTTCTGTCTTCATTTAAACAGGATTCTCGGATATCACCTGATATCATTTGTATAAGAAATGAATTAAGTTCTATATCAGACATAGCTGAAATTTCCGAACGGTGCCAACCCCCTAAGTCTTCGATATAATAACGCATGGCATCAAGCTTATCAATATTGTCTAACATCATATATTCATAACTATCATCGTTCGCCGCCTGCCATGTTGCTTTGCCAGCGTTATTTCCAATTTCCATAACGCTCGAGCTATAGTCTTTCGGGTAAGATACATTGTAAAACTTCGTGATATTGATTTCCATTTTAATTTCCTTTAAATTACATGCCGTCGATTAATCGTGCAATATGGTATAAAGAAAATCCACAGATTGCAACAAACATTGCGATAAATACAATCGCCTCGAATATCTTGCCAGTTTTTGAAGTGTACATTCTTGTTATCTATATGTTAGTTGGCACTTGCTTTTCAGTGCATACAGAATAATAGCGTGCCTAAAAACCACAGTCAACTATTTTCTACACAAATAGTACAAATATTTTAAATAATCCCTACATCGCCAGTACAGTAGTTTTACACTATGCAAAAATAACTTACGATTGGCTATTGCTATTGCCTTGCAAGGTATGTAATGTAGCTATATAGCAGGCGCGGCCACCATATAAGAGCGCCAAATTATCACGGCATGTCCAGGCAATATGCAGCATGAAATGACTAGCAAGGCGCTATACAGGCCCGCCATGGCATTTTACCCATCCACCTATAGAAACATAAGGGGAACCAATTTAAAACGATTGTAGGGCTTTCTGGCAGGTATAGCTTACGCCTATTGATTTCGCATTATCAATATGCTGTAAATAGGAATTATTCGCATTCAGGGAAATTTCAATACAATTTTGAGGTGTGTCAGATGGCGAAAGGGTGTACGATTGAAACTTGCGAGGGAGATATTGTAAAATTAACGCTAAGAAGACTGAAAATTCTTCGGGGCCAGCTCCACGGTTTTACAAGTTGGTTTTCAGGAGTAAATCGTATTTTAAACTGTAAGGTAGTAAAAGTATATTATAAAAATTTTACATACTAAAAAATTTATTACAAATACAATTATAAAATTTACATTAAAAATAAAAGCCCCACTAGGAGGCTTTTTTGCTATTTCTTTGTGGTATTATTTTTAAGCCAATCAGAAAACCTCTTAGCAATGTAAGTTTTACCTTTAGGTGTTACATACACTTGTGTCCCGAAGTTTGTCTGACGCTCTACAAAATAGCCTGCATTAATATGTGACGAGTAAGCGTGTTTTGTTGAATTCTTTTCGTACAGTACGCCCTCGTCCACTAAGTGCTTGCTAAAGATGTTAGGTTTTACATGTAAACTTTTCCAAGCATCACGGAGGTTCATATCAAAGCCAACCTCTATAAATTTATCCACATACTCAACCTTTGGGGCATCATGGGCAATACGTAGGGCTTGTTCTGCTACAGAAGCTGCCAACTCTAGCACAGCTTCACGCTCTACAATCCAAGCTCTAGCAGCAGCAATAGGGTTGTCGAAGTCAGGGATAACTGAAACAGGCTTCTGTACATTATTTTCAAGCTCTGCCATTCGGTCATATACTCTAGCTTGAACTTCGTAAGATTCGCTCATAACCATTAGGTTTGCCTCACGCTTAGGGAAATTAAAGCACCTCTGCTCTCGACCATAAGCATCTAAATAGATGTCGGAAAAATTTCCTGCATCTTTTTTAAGCACCTTATCTACTTTCTTCAGAAAATCTGGGTGGGAGATTAGTGGCTTTCCATCTTCACGGCACTCATTGATGTACGAGACAATTTCCATACTTGTCATCGTCTTAACTACGTCAACAGTGGACAGAACAAATGTTTTAATTGATGGTGTCATTACTAATTTCTCCTTTAATTGTTTACAATAAACTATCTAAACATGTACCAACGCTGTCAACGACAAAATAAATTATCAAGAATTACAAAATTCCTAGAATTTTATTTCCAAAACCCATAAAATTATTTACCAAAACCCATAAAATTTAATTTCAGAAACCTGAAAAATGTTTTTACAAAATCAAAAATAATAGCCTCACTAGGAGGCTTTAAATTATTCTTTCTGCAATGCTTCTTCAAGCAACTCCACAACTCTCACAGGTATCTTAGAAAGTTTCCTCTCCGGCGAACCATTGTACACCATAATAGCCATCAACATCTTGGCAATCTCACCAGTGTCTTGCAACACAATAGCAATCTCTTGATTATTGTTATACTCAATAACACGCATATCAATTCTCCAATAACATAAGGTTGAGCCTGTCCAGCATCATTGCATTGTCCATTGTTGTATTTCCTACACCATAGGCTAGGAGCTTTTGGTAAGCCCATGCTATAGCTTCTGTGTCGATGTCTGAATGTATGTTAGAGTCATCGTACACATCGTCTTCATAGACCTCTTTGTTACTGTTCATACTATCTCCTGTTGTCAATGAACACATCTTATAACTTATTAGAATGCCTGTCAAACACTTCCTTATGTGTTCTTACCCTGAAATCAATTTAATTGAATACGGATGTAGAATCATAAGGGGAATGTGCTAGGGATGCTAGAATCTCTCTGAAACCAATACAACGATGTTATTTCAATTGATTGTCATACTATCCTTAATCTCCAATATCAATCCAGCCCCTGCAAACGCTGTCCATGTGCTATTATTTTTAATAAAATAAGCCATGCTTGTGTAATGCTCATTGAATGTTTCTACAGAGACATTGCAACGCTTCAGATACTTGCGAAGACTCTTTGTTGTGACAGGCTCATCTTGATTGGGCATACGTACAGAATGTTTTGTTGCAAGAGATTGCCAATTGTTGCTGTCAAGATATTCTGTCTTGTAGAGGTGCTTGTTAGCCTCTCTAAATGCACGATTGTCATGTGCAGCTTGTCTAGCTTCTACAAGGCGTTGTGCAATTTGCTCAGGTGTTTGTGAGGCTCTGTATTGTGCTAGGGCGTTCATTTAATTTCCTTGGTGGCTTTGTTGATGACTGCATCAATCTGCTTCATAAATTCAAAATCACACTCACTTACTTCAAAAGGGTACTTTTCTTGATACCAAAGCAAACCGTTGCGGGCAAATTCAAGTGCTTCCAGAAGGTCAGGGGCAGCAGATATTATTGAAGCATTACCTACCTTCAAAGCTGTTGGGTAGTAACTCTCATTATTTGTTACTGAATTTCCTGTTGCATCAGTTACTTCAATATAGTCTGACATACAACGTACAATCCAAGGTGTAGGAGAGATGTTATTCACAATTCCTCCCTTGTTGCAAAGCCTTAATATCAGCAGGAATCTTAGGATACAGCATATAAGCGTCACATGTATCAATGCTGGTAAGAGTCCAAATAGTCTCTATCAGCTTGCCTCCTCTTGTCAATGCTAGGACAGCAGAGCCGTAAGGAAGCAATGAGGCCGTATGAGCGTTAATCCATACAGGATTGTTTGTTGTTTTAATTTCCATTAGTGATCCTCTCTATAATCTCATCAAGAGTCATTTGCCGCAACTCGTCAATGTCAATCATATCCTTACCTTTGAAGGACTCTGTATGAAACTTAAAAGACTTAGCATAAGCTTCTTTGCGTGCTTCACGAATACTCCCCTCAAACTCTATACGGTGAGATCTAAGCAATCTGTGTGAGTCTACAAGAGACTGCACAGACATTTGGTAACAACTTTCGCCGTACACTTCTTGGGAATAATCTCGTAATACCTTATCGTCTGTCATACAGCCTCCTTAGCACACTCAGCAATAGCCTTATCCCATGCTGCCATAACTTCGGAATGGCTGTGCGTATCATTGAACTCACCAATATCATTGCCCATAAAGGCTTCTAGCTGGACATGTGCTGATGTGTCAAATACAGATTTTTCTACGCACTCTATAGCACCAACGCTGCACCATGAGCAAGCTGTGATACTATACGGAGACACAGACGCACCCATAAAGTTTCTAGCAGATGCAACTTGGCACCAATTCTTCTCGTCAGCAATCTTTGCTCGTCGCCCTTCAACAATCTCCAACACACGTTTCAACTCCCCTCCTGTAGCTTTTCCCTCTACAGCCAGCACAGACCAGCTAGGGTAAGGAAGAATACGTTCATGCTTTACCTTCTTATGGTCGTTAGCGTGCAAGGCTACAGCACTCTGCAACAGCTTTACAAAGTCTTTGACATCAATAGCAACCTTCACTTGCTCACCACGGTCAATGGCTGCTACAGCCTCTGTAAGCAACATAGCATTGGTACGGAACAGATACATGTAAGGCTTAGCCTTGTCCACAACATCATAACCAATCACACTCTTTAAGTCAGGACGACCTTGAATAACCATCTTGTTACCAAGTACTGCTGTAGCTACATCAGCAATACCTTGTCCGAAACGGAAGGACATGCTGAGATGAGCTTCTTGGCAAGTCATCAAGGCCATTGCATTGATAGCTCCTCGAAACGAGTAGATGGCCTGAAACGAATCACCAACAGCTACAATCTTAGCTGTATCCTTTTGATTATTTACAATATCCATTACACAAGGCGTAGTATCTTGAAATTCGTCAACATACACAATATCAAAAGGAAGCACAGGCTTACTCATCTGATATAGCTTCAAGTATGTATCATGTGTAGCCAACACATTAGAATTTACATTGATACGATCCTGCCACAATTTCTTAGCCATCTTGAGTACATAACCTTCAGCACTCTTGTCAGCAGCCAACACTTTCTCCATATCGCGTTTAGGGACATGCCACTTACCAATCTGCATATCTGCACTCTGTTCAAATCGCTCAACAGTTGTACGAATGAACAAACCCATTGCGTTAGCTGTTGCTGCATACTCTCCAGAAGCATCTACAACAGGGTCAAGATGGTAATATTTAGCAATCTCACTTCCTGTACCAGCTACGTTGACATAATGACCTCTAGGGCGTGTCAGCTTGCTTTGTAATGGAACACCAAAGGCTCCATAAGCAAGGCTATGTGTAGTTCGGCATGTAACATGCTTAGGGAACTTTGAAGATGCTTCAGTTGCAATCGACTTATTGAATGCTAGGTAAACTGAAGGAACCTTTAAGCTGTCAGCAATTAGGATTAGTGTAGACGTTTTTCCTGACCCGGCTGCTGCGGATATTTTAACTTTATTTTCAGTTGTGCATAGTTTTACACAATAGAGTTGTTGTTCAGTTGGATTGTTGGACATAGTGTTCCTTTCAAAGTGTTGTAAGTTTGTCGTAGGCTAGTTGTAATTCTGGGTAGGTCATACTGTCTATTGCATATCTACTCAGTTTACCGTTTAGGTAGTCAAGGATTACTTGAAGATTTTGTTCGTAGTTCAATTTACCCTCTGTATTAATTATACATCAAAACGGATCATCACAAGATGTTTCTACTTTATTTCTTGTAGCATTTGCATGGTCTTCGTAGGAGTGACAACGCAAGCCGTTCTTGTGGAATGGATTTGAGCCATCAGGATTGATAGACACTTTAGTAGGCTTCTCAAAAGTCTTCACAGGATCATCTTCAAACCATGCTACTGTTGGCTCAACAACCTTGACAGTAGGCTTACCTATAGCAGCCCTTGCTGGCTCCATGTTACGCTTATGAGGCTCCTTCTGTGCAGGTATGGAAGCGTCTTTAACTGCCTCCTGATCGTTGTATGATACACCAGATTTAGCTGCTGCCTCAACAATCTTTGCACCATTCACAAAATACTGGTTACTACTTCCCTTACCCTTGCCAGAAATGATTGTTAGCCAACCATCCTTTACAAGTTTCTTCCTGCCATTTTCGATTGTAGTTGTGCCAAGCCCTGTGAAGCGGATAAGAGTATCCGTACTAGGCCAAGCTTTGTAACCTTTGGAGAGGTCTTCCCCATTGATGTACGTTATGATGACAGACATGAGGCGATGTTCATGTACTGTCAGATTGACATCGGCTGCTGCCGACTTATGAAAGAGGTTGAGCAACCCCATAGGTGATATTTTCTTCATGCGTTTCCTTAGTGTGAGAAGTGTACTGCTGTACTACCATTTGTTGCCGTAAGACTCTTGTTATGAATGCTTGTCGTGAATGTTGCCCACGAACTGAGTCAAGCCATACAGCTAAGTCAGTGTTTAGGGTGAATTGCATATATTTCCTTCCGTTGTTACCTGCGTATTATACGCTACTTAGATGTTTGGGTCAATCCCCGCCACAAGGTTACTCTTATACCCCTCTGTGGGGCATCTATCCCCCTGACACGGGTATAACTATCCCCCGCTGGCACTGTACTAAAAGAATAGGAATAGAAGAATAAAAGAAGAATTAAAAGAAAGTCTTTGCACATAAGCATTATACATCAACAAACTATGCACTGTAAGGTACTGTGCAGAACCTGTGCTACGCACAACGACCGCACAAGACTTTATAATGGCAGACTTGTATGGTGGATAGACTAAAGCATAAGAACCTTAGGACTGACTAACGTCATTCCTTCAGGCTGCGTGCCAGCTATTGCTGTCCCTTGCAAGATTCACTACGTTCATCTTGTTCTTACAATATTTGTGGACAATCTTTTATCTTTGTACAATATTTGTGAGAACTTGCACATTTCCTATGCGTAGCATAATTATTTGTGCAAATCCTCACAAGATTGTGTGTCAATCACTAAACAATCTTACCAAAAACACTACGCTTCCTACTCCTAACAGTCATCCAAACAGCTACCAAAACAGAAGCTGTACAAGACCCTAGCAAATACCACATAATTGCTTTCACTCAACCTCCCTCACATTATTCTTGCAATTTACCAAGATCATTGCCAATAGCCCTAAAGAGGACAACAAGCATATACACAGAACAACGTCAATTATATCTAGCATTTTAATTACCTTTAATATACACATCACAACCTACAGGAACATCCTTATTACAGAAACAAACCATTGTAAATCCTAATGCTCCGGGCACCTAAGAAGCTTTTCCTACAGACTTAAAAGAATTGAGATCAGCAATCCGCTCAGAGGAGTCTTTCTTTTTGTCATCCACAACAAAAATCTCCTCAAGATCATCTACAACAAGTGTTTGAAATATTTCATCATAGATATCTACAACATCTACGCAGTTGTCTTCATAGCCTACTGAAAGTATCTTTACTACAGTACCTATAGGGTAAAAGTGTGTGTACTTTGTGTTACTAATAACTCTGTATTTCCTGTTCATTTGATTCACCTATTTGTTTTATTAACGAGAAGGCTCTTGAAAGCCTCCAATCTATTGTCAGCAGGATCCTTTTAGCTGCATATAGGGCTTCTGCTACTGTTTGTACATTCTACTACTATTCAGAGGTTTTACAAGCTGTTTTGTGTAGAGTTATCTTATTTCTCCAACTGGTCAAGACAGCCTCCCATTCCAATCTTTCCAAGATGCTCATAGAAAGCATCCATGTCCATGTATGTGAGCCTACGTCCCGGCTCTGAATAGTAGGATTCAGCCATACGTTTGTGAATGTCTTGCATGGCAGCTTTCACAAGGGCTTTGTAAGCGTAGAACTCATTATCTGTTGTCATCACATTTGCTCGTAAGTTGGGTATAATTCAACTTGTTCACCCTCTTTCACAATCTTGGCCTTTATCCAATGCTTGCAATAAAGGTCTGTGCTGATATGAGTAATATATTTTTCAGCTAGAAAGCGTTCTTGAAAAGTTACAACTTTAACATAGTCTACGCTATCGTTCTTACCGTTTGTTACTAGGACTAGAATCATTTCATTTCCTTAGAATTGCCCTTGCATAATTGCTTAGGCCATGTGTTAAGAATAAATTATTACAATGATTGTGTCAATATTTTGTGTGTTGTTATTACGCTACGTTAGATTTAGCGTGAGCCTCTTCAACATTCTTATATATTTTTCTAAACTCTTTAATAGACAAGTTAATTTGTACATGATGGATATACCAATCATCTGACATACCTATTGATACTACATCTTTACAGTACATGATAGACATAGCATCTTTACCATTTTGTTTATCAAAAACTACTGTAATGTCATTCATGCTAACATTCCTTCCAGCGTAGCTACAGCAATTGTCTTATTAACTGTTGTGAACATAACTTTTCCGTTGCTCTTTAGTACAATGCAAAATGTCTCTCTGTCTTTAGTTATGTCGTAGTAGTCATTATCAGGACAGCCTTTGAGCGGCTTGTGAGGGATATGTTTGATGGCTGTCTTAATGACGCTGCAAGGGAGTGTGAATGTGCGAGGCATATTGTGCTTTCTATTGTAATTAAGCTGCTAAAATCAATTATAACAGCTATTGGCTATGATTGTATCAATTACACTGTTACGCGTCTATTTGCTATCTGGCTACAATACGTTAATGATGTTTGGCAGCAGCCTTAACAATCTTCTTCAACTCTACAGGCTTGGCAAGTATCCAAGAGTCTCCCATGTACTCCAGAGCCTTTAAGTATTGTCGTACATTGTGATGACGCTGGCTACGTGTTGCTGTGCGTGATGCAAAGAGGCGTAATGCTTTCTTAACTTTGTCCATTTGATTTTCTTTAAATTATTTGTAAGAATTAACCTGCATTAAATGATGCACAAATGACATCACGCTTAGTTCCCTTTGCAGCAGTTCCAATATACTTCACAAATACAAATTCTGTATCCCTTACCCAGCAACCAAACTCATTATTTACGATGTTCTCACCATTTTCAGGGTGCATTTTCTTAGCATCAGATTCATCTTTTGCACAGACAACTGCTGAGTCGTATGTATCGTATCCGTTATTTTCTTCTTGCCAGATGAAAAAGAGTTTCATTTTACTTCCTTAAGATGTTCAATAGATACCCATTGTGCTGTAAAGCCCAAACTTCCTGTAGGTTTTACTTCCCAGCTTTCACCGAACATTGTTTGTGCTGAGGAATTAAGTATCCCACCTCACAACAATTTCGTCAACAACTATTTGTAAATAATTTATTAATCAGACAAACAAAAGCCCTCCGAGCTTTTTGGCAGGGAAGGCTTAGTGTATTATTTAGAGTGTTCCTCCATGTACGCTTTGTAGTTCTTAGTGAGCCACAGAACACCTTTCGGTGTAATTAGTGTCTGTGTAGAATATTCACTGAACCGCTCTACAAAGTGTCCAGCGTTGATGTGTGCCTGCTTAGCGTGATTTACAGTGCCACCTTGACGCTTAAACAGCACACCGTCTTGTGTTAGGTGCTTGATGAAGATAGTAGGCTTCAGCCCAAGCCCTTTGAAAGCATCACTCAAGCAAGTATTTAGTCCTCGCTCTACGAACATACGTACAAATTCCACTGCTGGAAGCTGCTTTTCAATCACTTCGTCTTTCTTAACAACATCATTGGTTAGTGACAGTACGCTTGCCTCAAGAGCAATTACAGTTTCTGTGTATGCCAGCAGAGCAGCACGGAGTTGCATAGGGTTGTCTAGAACAATACCTTTAGGTGTATCGTTGAGCCGAGTCTCACATGCAATAAAATACTTACGCGCCTCTTTCCCTTGGACATTGTTTTCTACCATGGACATTTCTTTAGCCATGGAGATACTAATATGGTACTCTTTCTTCACTTGTGGCCTTGCTTTTGCGCTCCCCAAATCTGGTGTGCTCAAAATTTCAGCAGTTACGTAGTCAGAACCCTCTGTGAAGTCATACTTCTCTATACGAGACTTAATCCACTCTGAGAAATCCCTACCTACTCCAAGAAACTCATGCAATGCACGAGCATTAACAGTTTCAATAGTTTTATTTCCAACAACATTCTTCGTTACATTGATAATAGCGTTCATACATTTCCTTTTGTCAATTCTTCTTTAGCAATTTGCTCAATAGCCAATTTCTCAGCCTCTTGTACAGTCATTGTGCGAGACAATCGAATATCCTCTGCATATTTAAGCATACGAATCTCAGAGAGTAGTGAAGATATCCAAACATCTACACGAATTACGAGAATATCCTCATGTGCTGGAGCATCTCCCTCCATATTCTTCTGAGACTGTACTACCATTTTGTTCCACTCTACAATATCACGTTCAATCATTTTAGTCGTTCCTGTTAGTTAAGAAGAATTTACAAGGCTCTGTATTACTTTCTCTCAAAGTGTTCGTAAAGCTATAGCGTCCCTCTGGTCTATCAGTGTGACGAAGGCATTTCTCAGACTCTCGGCAAGCAACACCTTTACAGCGGCATGTGTCATTTGAGAGGCGTTGTTTCATTTATTTCTCCTGTGAAGCCTTTCGGCTGTGCTACGTTGTGTGCTGCAATTAACAAATATTAGCCTATGTGGGACGCTTGTGCAAGATATTTTGCAATTTTATTTGGCTAGATGGCGTCAGAAAGTTGTTGACATGGGTGGGTAGGGTTGCTATTCTTGGGCTTCTTTCACATCACACAGGAAACAAAATGATTACCAAAGAGCAAGCAACAGAGGCACTAGATAACTTGGAAGACTACTCTCTGCTGGAATGCAGCATAAATCCTATCGGCGCTGTGAAGACATTGCTAAAGTATATCAAGCAGATGGAAGATGTTAACGAGGCAGCAGAGGAAATTGTTGATGTGTACAATACAACTCAATGTAATACAAAATTGTATGCGGCTATTGATATATTGGAAAGTTTGTTTAAGGGGATGAAATGACAACCAAACCACACCTTTGCTGTGACCTAGATTTGGACAAGATTTCAGAAACTGAGGAAGTTATGGTGTTTCCTAAACTAGATGGTGTTCGAGGCTTGCATATCACTGGAAGCATGACTGGTCGCAGCCTAAAGCCTCACAGTAATATGTACGTAACAGAAAAGTACAGCCAAGTGCGCTGCACAGGCTTTGATGGCGAGTTTACATTTGGAGACATTCGTGGAGATTCCTTATGCCGAGATACAACTTCTGTGATGGGTACAATACAAGGCGAGCCTAAAGTATTTTGGAATCTGTTTGACTACTTGCGAGAGGACTTGCTAGATAAGCCCTATATTGACCGCTACAATGAACTATTATCTTTCCAAAGCATTCATCAATTTTGGTTTGACCTTGAGAACATCCGAGTTATCCCTTACAAGCTACTAAAAGGCCGGGCAGTGATTGTCGCATACTATGATAAATGTCTTGACGATGGGTACGAGGGTGTTGTCATTCGCTCAAAATATGGACTTCACAAGAGTGGTCGTGCAACAGCTAAAGAAGGTAATTATTTGCGTATGAAGCCTCAATCAGACAAGGAAGCTATTGTTGTTTGTTTAGTAGAGGCTATGGAAAACTTGAACGAAGCTAAAGTTAATGCATTGGGTCGAACAGAGCGTAGTAGCCATCAAGAAAATAAAGTTGGCAAAGGTATGGTTGGGATGCTAGTATGTACTGACTGCAAGACAGGTAAGGAGATTGATGTTGGCGCTGGTAAGATGACTCACGAGGAGCGTGCACACTATTGGGAAAACCCTGATGAGATGGTGGGGCAGATGGTTAAGTATAGAAGCATGGATGCAGGAGTAAAAGACAAGCCCCGTTTTGCGCGCTACATTTGCAAACGATCTACTTCAGATGTTTCAGAGTAGACTCTTAAAATTAGAACATGAACAAAACATATACAATCTACATGTCCCACTTCCCTTACATGCAGCCACAGCTTGTAGGGCTTTACGATAGTGTGTATGCAGCAGAGATTTGGAAGGCTCATAAAGAGCAGTCATACCATGCTGGAACAGTGTTAGGGTATGTCTATGAAATACGGGAGGAATAGCTATGAAGCAATATGAAGGAACAGGTAGCACATTAATTACACTCAAAGACATTGAAATTATGCTTGGCAGTGTACCTCTAAAACAACGTGGGTCAACAGAAGCCACTGTCCACTACTATTGGGAAGAAGAAGAACCTGCCAGCTACATTGATCCGGGACATTTTGGGGCATTTAGTTTGACAGAAGTTGTGCTACATGAGCGTATGATGTTTGTCGGAGACTGTACAGACTTTGAGTTTTCTGAAATGTTCTTAGAGCAATCTGTAGATGTGCTACAATACATGAGTGAGGAACAAGGGGATAAGTTGACAGAGGTTGTTGAACAGGCGCTTCGTCAAGAAGCTTTGGAGGAATTATGCTAGAAGGTGTGTGGATTATTACGGAGAGTTATTACGATTTCTGTGATAATTCGGAGTCTATCTACAGGGTATGTTCATCAGAAGCTATAGCTAACGATCTTAGAGATACTGCTGAGATTGAATGTATGACAGATCGAACCACATACTATATCACCTATCATAAAGTTTACTGATGAGAGATTATGAAAAATGAAGTTGTAAGTGCAATTTACGCTATTCGCTATAAGCCTAATGGACAATACATACGAGCAAATGGTAAAGGTTGCTGGATGAGTATATCAGCACTCAAGTCTAGCTGGCGCAATAGTTGGGGTTATGACTCGATGGCTTGTAAGACATTCGGAGAAGGATCAGATTATGAGATTGTCAATGTTATTGCTAAGGAATATTGAATGGACGTATTCGTAGTTGTCAAGGCATATTTCACAGGAGCAGCAGAGTACACAGTTGTAAAGGAAGTGTGTGCGACACAGGAGATTGCTGAGAGTGTTGTAAAAGAAATTATGAATGAAACTTACGGAGTTTGTGTCAATTGCTTTATTACAAAATTTACATTGAAGGAATTTGTATGAATGAACAGAACGTAGCAAGCATGAAGCGTTACAGTGTATCAATTCCTATGAGCCATCGTGAAGCACTTGAGAACATCCTGAAGATTTGCTCAGAGAGTAGTGACTATAGCCGTAGGGTGCAGCACATTGCATATCAATCTATGATGGCGCTAGGAATGACAGACAGCCAACGTATTGATCGTCATAATCGTATCCTGCAACGTAGCGAACAATATAAGGAAAATCGTAGCATGATAGGTAAGAGTAGGGCTATGCAGGAATTGCGTGAGCAACAGGCTGAGGAACGGTTGGGTGGATTATAATGATTGAAGATAATTCTAGACCGGCATTCCCTTGCGATGATATTGTTGAGAGGACGGATGGATTCTTAGCAGGCCCGCAGATTTCTTCTTCTGGAATAACAAAACGAGAGTATTTTGCAGGGAAGGTTTTACAAGGGTTCTGCGCAAATCCTGCTGTGTTTGCTACTAATAACCAAAATGGTTGGTGCTTAGTAAATACCACAGAAGAACAACTTTCAGAGTATTGCCTTAAAATTGCTGATACAATATTGGAGATTGCCAAATGACCACCCCGAACAAACCTATTCGAGTTGTCGTGTGTGCTGCGAATCGCTATAATGGTTCTGCTGTGCTACTTGGTGCAAGGCATTTTGATGCGCTCATGTGCGAAGCTCTTGAAGAGTACGAGGTTTCTGGCGGAAAATTTAATAGAGATACTGAGGAGCAAGGCTTCATTGACCAATGGGGAATATTTATGGATCGCACAGAAGCACTCTCTGTAGCTAAAGCAGCAGGGCAGATTAACACTCGAAGACCTAAAGGAAATCCTACAAACATATTGTTCAGTGAGGACTTGTATTAAGGCCCGTGTAAGGCTCTTGTGGGCCTTTGTAACAGTAGCACTTGTTATAGCTTTAGCAAGCCCTCCCGCAGCTTCTGAAAGGCCATCTGAGGCTGGCTGTAAATATGCAGCAGTTTACTATGAAGCGCGTGGGAGCAGTCTGGCAGGACAACGGGCTGTACTCACTGTTCTGCAAAATAGGATGCGGATAAGAGATATGACAGCCTGTGAAGTGGTTGCGGAGAAGGGACAGTGGAGTTGGTATGGTAAGAAGCCTGTCAAGGAAATGACAGGGAAGATGAAAGAGTGGCTACATAGAGTTGAAAGTAGTAGGAAAGTCTTGGGGAATAGGGTAGAATACTTTCACAATACTTCTATTAAGACTCCTAAGTGGGCTAAAAAGATGGAGTTGGTCATGATTGTTGATAACCACAAATTTTATCGCACTATACAAAAGGAGAATTCGTAATGAAGAAAACTATACGCGTTACAATCACTAAAGAATTTGAGATTGACATCAAAGATCAGTGTATTGGTGAGGAATCTATAGAAGAATTTGAGACTCATCTGTTTACACTTGACGAGTACGGGTGTTTGTTAGGTCATAAGCAAAACGAGTTGTTTTGTTATGTAGCTCGGATGATATTTGACGGGGACATGGCACTTGTTGAAGGGATCGGGGAGGCTGTACCATCCCTTTATTGCAAAGTTGGGGAGCGACATGATATTAATTTCAAATGTGTGGATGAGGATATTCAAACGGAGATTATCGGATGAAACAGTTTGAAATAACTATGAGACTTATTATCAAAGCAGAGGACATAAAAGCTGCTAGAGGTTTTTCTTACGAAGCAGATAGGGCAATATTACTTAACACTGCTCTTATGGACTGTTTGGAAGATATTTTTATTTGTGATATTGAAGAAATTGAAGAAATTGAAGAAGAGGATGAGGAATGATTGAAATTAAAGGTAAGAGTGGTATTGTTGCAAAAGTTTTGGCAGACTCTGTTAGCGAAGCTGGTAATCGCTTGACAACTTACGAATTGACATACCCTCGCATCATCCATTCTGAATTGCTAACACACAAAATGTTGTGTTCAAATTCTGCAAGTAGTCGTGCTATTCCGTTCAAGAAAATGGCAGAGCAGCTTACAGGGAAGCCTGTTCGTTTTGGTGAGGCTAATCCGGGTATGCAAGACAAAGGTGAAGACTTTGAGGCTATTGTTAAAGTAAGTGAGGAAGATGGTTGGGTTAAAAAATGGAAAAATAAAGATGCTTGGGATTTAGCAAAGGACGAAGCACTCAAGTGGTCTAAAGCGTTTTATCAAGCAGGTTATCATAAACAAACTTTTAACCGTTTGACAGAACCTTTTCAAGTGATGAAGACTGTAATTAGTGGAACAGAGTTTTCTAATTTCTTTTGGTTACGAAATGATGATGCAGCCGATCCAACAATTGCTGAGTTGGCACGTTGTATGTTTGAGGGTCGTGAGCAGAGTGTCCCTGTCGTAACTAAACCGGGACAATGGCACCTACCATATGTGGATTGTTATCTTTATGCCGACACTGAACGAGCAGTGGAGTGGTGGTATTCTGCTGACGAGTATGCTGAAGATGGCACTATTATTGAAATCACACTTGAGCAAGCCATAAAAGTGTCCTGCGCACGTACAGCAGCTGTGAGCTTCCGTAACGAAGATTATGGCCTTGTAAAGTGCTTGGAAGTTTATGACAGGTTGATTGGTGATGAGCGCAAACATGCTAGTGCCATGCAACATGCGGCTACACCTATGAATTCAATGTCTGAGTGGAAAGATTGGGGAGTAACTTATGGACTTAACAACCCTAGTAATGTAAATACTTGGGAACCTGGTGTAAGTCATGCATCTCGTGATGGCAAGCTATGGAGCGCACAGTATTGTGGATGGGTAATGCACCGCAAGACTATACCCGGAGAAAATTACATTGGCTAAAGGTGGCGCTAAGAAAATCCTCTACGAAGACTATGTAGAGGAAGCTGAACAAGCTAGGTATTTTTATGGAAAGCTGCACACTGATAAGATTTGTAGCTACTGTGAGAACGTGATAGAATTAGAGCATCAGCAAGACAATCCGTGCCATATTTGCAATGAATGGCGTATGTTATTTAATGTTGAGGATCATTTGGTAGGATAATAGCAGCCCCTCATTTGTAAGAGTGAGGGGCTTTTTAAGGAGAGAATTTGGCAGAGAATAAATGGGGAATTGACCTCGACAATGACGGTATGTGTCAATGCCCTCGTTGTGCCAGAAATGGCAGAGATAGGTCAAAGAATAATTTACGGGTTTATGCTGCTACGGAGTCTGCGCACTGTTTCTCTTGTGGGTGGACTTTGGCAAGTGATGAGCATAGAGAGTTAATGGGTTGGGACATTAAAGAATACGATGAGGATGAAGAAGTGACTACACGCGAAAATATTACACCAGAGGAAAACGAACGTATCAAGAAAATCACTGGTAATGATGGCAAAGGTTTCCGAGGCATCCGAACGGACACTAACACCTTTTTTGGTGTGCGCTATGAGTACAGCCAAGAAACGGGTCTTCCAGTAAAACAGTATGTACCTACTACAATTGATGGGGAGCTTGCTGGCTATCGGACTAGAGTTTTACCCAAGTCATTTGAAAATCCTATCGGGAGGGTCGGCAAGGAGGTTGACTTCATAGGCCAGTTTCGCTTTAAAAGCCATGCAGGTACGGTCTGCATAGTTGGCGGTGAAATCGACCAATTGACTCTGTTTCAGGTTCTGAAAGACGACCAAATAAAGCGGGGTAAGGCAGATTACGACATGTGCGCGGTGGTTTGTTCTACGCTCGGAGAGTCAGGCACAGCAACCACAGCAAAAGCGCAGTATGAATGGCTGTCACGGCAAAAAAAGATTGTAGTTATGTTGGATTCGGATAAAGCAGGGGAGGAAGCAGCAGAGAAACTTGCTAAAGTTTTGCCAAAAGGAAAAGTTTTTATTGCCAAACTACGCATGAAAGACCCGAATTCTTACGTTTGGGATAACACAACAGGTAAGCCAGTAAACCGCGAACGTGACTTGATTAATGACTATTGGAATAGTCAGCCCTATACGCCCGCTGGCGTGGTTGCTGCTGATACTATTTACGATGAAATTGTTGCTCGTAGTAAGGTTGACAAACTTCCATTTCCGAATTACTTGTCAAAATTGAACAAGATGCTTGCGGGAGGCATCAACTACGGCTATATCGTGAATATCTTAGCTGGATCGGGCTGTGGCAAGACATCGGTAGTAAATTCTTGTGTCACATACTGGATGACAGAGTGTAACAAGAAGGTTTTAGTATGTTCTCTTGAAGCCGAGGCATCTGAATTTGGCGAGAATCTTTTGAGTTCCTATATGGGTCGCAAGATTGCAATGATTGAGGACAGGGACGAGAAGATTGCATATGTAAGTAGTGATCTTGCAAAGGAGGCCGCAAAGAATCTGTTCTTGTTCCCAGACGGACAGCCACGCTTATATTTGCTGGATGACCGTGGAGACTTCAGTAAGCTGCAAGAAAAGATTGAGGAATGTATCACTATGCACGATGTAGACATCTGTGTAATTGATGTTATCTCAGATGTGTTTTCTGGTGCGTCCTTGGAAGAAGTCGATAAATGGATGAAGTGGGAGAAGAACTTGGTCAAGGCTACGAACTGTATTCTAGTTCAGGTGGCGCACACAAAAAAGCCATCTGGCGGTAGTAAGGCAGCTTCCCAGGGTGGGACTATTAGTGAAGAGATGCTTATTGGTTCAGGGACGCAGTTTCGTAGTGCTGGTATCAATATCGCCTTGCAGCGGGACAAGTCCCACGAAGATTTGATGATGCGAAATACTACAGAAGTTCATTTATTGAAGTCGAGGGCAACAGGTGTAACCGGAAAAGCTCTTGAACTTTTCTACGACAATGAGACAGCTATGTTGTGGGACAAGGAAGTTTATCAAGAGCAGCATCCGTCAGAGTTTTAACTAACAGCCCGCACAAGATGCGGGTTTCACCTATAAGGAAGAAATGGCACCTAAAATAACTATTGAAGACTACCACAAACTTTTCATCTATGACGAGTCTAGCCAGACCTGTTTACGATGGGCGATTGATTGCTTTAGCGGAAGAAGTAACGGAAGAAAACATATCAGTGTTGGTGATGTTGCAGGATCGCTAAACGGTACTGGTGGCTATTCTCAGATTCACTATAAACAAGGTATGTACAGAGTGCACAGAATTATATGGGAGATGTTTCATGGTTATGTTCCAGAAAAGTATGTTATAGATCATATTGATGGAGACCCCACAAATAACTCAGTTAGTAACTTAAGGGCAGTCGAGGAAAAGTATAACTCAAGAAACAAGAAGAAGCAAAACAACAACACATCTGGATTTGTGGGCGTTACATCCATTAAGTACAAAAATCCAGCTAATGTTGAATATAGATACTACAAGGCATCTTGGGCAGATAGTGTATCCTTAGGTAAATGCTATAAAATATTTTCTGTCCATGTTCACGGAGAGGAAGAAGCCTTTCGTCTAGCTTGTGAGTACAGATTAAAAATGATTGCTCAACTAAACAGTCAAGGGGCTGGCTACACAGACAGACACGGTTTGTAAATAACCCCAAAAACCCCTTGACAGCCCCCTCTTGCAGCCCTATCATTCATGTGCTGCAAGAGCCTTTCCCTCACAACCCTTATTACAAATCATAAAACATAACAGGAGCATCAAATGAGCAAAGAGAAATCGTTACAAGAAGTACGTGACCAATTTGCAGGATTCGCTTTTCAGATGCTTGTATTAAAGCACCCTCCAAAAATGCTTATTGGAGGTTATCACACCACACATGCCCTGCTTATTGCAAGAGGTGCATATAGTTACGCAGATGCTATGATGGAAGTACGTAAAGGAGAGTCAAAATGAACCAACAACAATTGCAGTCACAAATTGCACTAAATCGTAATCTCATCAACATCCTGCAAGACCATGTTTACACATTCAAACAGTGGAGGCAAACTGCTCACAAAGACAATGACAAGGTTTATGCAGACAAACTTAGCAAGGCTATTAGTAAATTGTCATCGTCCATTGCAAAGTATGTCAAGCTTCAGAAAGCTTTGAAGAAGCAGCTTGCAGAGAGTATTGCCAATCATCGTTGTAGTTTCTTTGTAGAACAGAAGAGTTTTGAAACTGTGCTGAAAAGTATGCGCAATGTGCTGAAGGAGTCTGTATGATTATTATCACTTGCCACGGAAATTCTGCAACTCACAACTCGTTCTCATTCATTAAGAAATGCCTACCAGATTACGAATATTTGGACTTGTCATACGACTCTCGTATGGGCTTCTGGAATAACCTAGAACACATGGAAGATTTTCTGTCATACTATCCTGAAGATGAGATTGTATTCTTGGCACATTCATTGGGCGGTGTCTATGCAGCCTACCTTGCATCATTCTATCGTAAGCGTACATTGGCTATGATTACAATGGCAACTCCCTTTGCAGGGTGCGAGGCTGCTGGGATTCTTAATATGCTGGCACCGTCACAACTGTTCAGAGATATTCGTACTAACAGTGATGTGATGCGAGGCGTTCAACAGTTTGATATTAAATGTCATGTGACAGCAATTGTCACAACGTCTGGACAGAGTAGTTTATGGACTAAAATTAACGATGGTGTTATTTCGAGGGAGTCTATGCTTGCACTGAAGGGCGATGTAACGTATTATGACGTACATGCTACGCACAATGAAATTCTATTGCATGAGGAAACAGTGGAGATTGTTAAGGAAGCTATTGAGCAGGCTATTTTGCTTTCGCAAAATAATGCCACTACTAATGAGATGGAGGAGTGTGATGAGTGACGCTTTCATCAAAGCATTCTGGGAAGGAATTGGCTGGACAGCCTTAGCAGTATTTATGTTCTTCCCATGGGCAATAGGATTTGTAGATGGCCTGTCAGTTTTCTTGACTGGCTTTTGCATTACTAATATACATTGGGAGACTTCGCGTGTTATGATAGCGTTTTGGTGGCCTATGTTTTGGGTTATGATGGCTGCTTTGTTTGGTTTGTAGGATAACAAGGAGAAGTTGTGAGTGACAAATATATTTTTGACATTGAAACATACCCTAATGCTTTTACCTTTAGTGTAATTCGTACAGATGGAATGTTTCCTAATAGTTTTGAAGTTAGTAGTCGTAAGAATGAAATGAACCGAGTATTTGCTTGCCTAGATTATATTAAAGAGCAAGATGCTAGTTTAGTAGGATTCAATAATTTGGCATTTGATTACCCTGTCTTGCACAAACTGTTAGCTCTACGAGACAGTGGTAAGCTTCCTATAAATGGGGCCACTATTGCTAAGAGAGCTTACAAGTTTGCACAAGAACAGATTGACAGCTTTAAAGGTAAGTTTCCAAACACAGTAAAGTTGAATGAAAGGTATGTGAACCAAGTAGATTTATTCAAGATACATCATTTCGATAATCAAGCCAAAATGACGAGCTTGAAGATGCTTGAGTTCAATATGCGTGAGAGTAATATTGCCGACCTCCCATACCCCGTTGGAACTGAACTAAAAAATCATGAGATTGATGTGTTGTTGAAATATAATATGCACGATGTTATGATGACTCTTGCATTTTACAATCACAGCCTTCCATTGGTGGAGTTTCGTGAAAAGCTAACTCATTTGTACAACCGAGATTTCATCAACCATTCTGATGCTAAGATTGGTGGGGATTACTTTGTTATGCGTCTAGAAGAAGCTAACATAAAACTGTACACAAAAGATTCAGAAGGAAAACGTGTAACTCGTCAAAGCAAACGCTCCAGCATTGATATTGGAAAGTGTCTGTTCGACTATTATGATTTCAAGCGTCCTGAATTTATTGCCATTCAACAGTGGTTCTCTAAACAAGTAATCACTGAAACAAAAGGTGTGTTTTCTGATATTCCAGAACATTTGTTGGGTGATGTTGCTAAGTATGCTGAAATGGTTATCAAGAAAAAGAAACTTGTTGTTGATCCTATCACTAATGAACCAACTCAATCTGAGTGTGACAGATTCAAGAAATTCTATCCTTGTGGATGGATTGACAAGGTGGAGTTGAAAGCTAAGAAGAAAGGTGTGAATCAATATTCATATTGGGGCTGCTGGAAGATTGCTGAAACATTGAATGTTGTTGTGAACGGTTTCCGTATGGACTTCGGTACAGGTGGAATTCATGGTAGCTTGAATAGTAAGATCGTTCAGGAAACTAAGAAGTATAAGATCATTGATGCTGATGTTAGTTCAATGTATCCTAATATTGCAATCTCTAACAACGTGTATCCAGAACACTTATCTGTAAAATTCTGCGAGATTTATAAGGATGTGTATGAACAACGTAAATCATATCCTAAAAGTGCTCCAGAGAATGCAATGTTGAAGCTTGCTTTGAATGCTACATATGGAAATTCTAACAACAAGTTTAGTGTGTTCTATGATCCTGTATACACAATGAAGATTACTATTAATGGGCAACTCTCATTATGTTTGTTGGTTGAGAAATTGCTTGAGGTTAAAGATACACTTTTGGTTGGTGTAAATACAGATGGTGTCACTGTGGCTCTTGATAGAGATTATCAAGAAGAATATGATGCTGCTTGTAAGCAATGGGAGTCTCAAGTAAAACTACAATTGGAATTTGTTGAGTATAGTAAGATGATTATTCGGGATGTAAATAATTATATTGCTATCTACACTGATGGGAAGCTCAAAAGTAAAGGAGCATACGAATACAAAGATTTAGGATGGCACAAAAATCACTCATCGTTAATTATCCCTATGGCTGCTGAAGCGAATATGCTTAGTGGAGTTGATGTTCGTGAATTTATTATGGCACACAAGGAGAAATTTGATTTCATGCTACGTACTAAAGTTGCTAGGAGTAGTAGGCTTGTACTTGTTATGGAAGATGAGTTTGGTAGTCCTATTGATGTTCCACAGCAGAATATTTGTAGGTATTACCCTTGTAAGTCTGGTGGGAAACTTGTGAAAATTATGCCTCCACTAGTTGAAGGAGGTGAGGAACGTAGACTGTCAATTGATAGTGCTTGGATGGTCAAGCCGTGCAACAATATCGAAGACTATGTTGGTGATATTGATTACGATTATTATGTGGCTGAAGCAGATAAACTTATTATTCAGAGGAATAAATAATGGCAAGACCTTTGCTTCCCATTGACCAACTAAAGAACCCTCGTCACCTACGCCGCAGCACAACAGTAGCAGCCATACTACCAGATGCCCCAAAGCCTTCTAAGGCTACTCTAGCAATGTGGAAGCCGATGGTGGACATGTGCATCACAAGCATACTCTCTCAACCTTCTAGAGAGAACAATAAAGCTAAGAAGAACCGTGTGCAAATACGTTTTACTTCCTCATGGGTTGCCCCAAAAGGCTTCCCTGTGGGCAAGGTTGTTGAGCGTGGCGTATTTTATGTTGTTCGGAGGTACAATCCTGAAGACATTTTGCGATTCTGTTACATGCACAGATACACGACAGATTCCCCAGCAATGCTCTACGAAAAACGAAGTAAGCACATAAATAACATGACACGTCTTGAAAATAGCGCTGAAATAGATGTTGACAAGATGTTTTTGCAGATATATTATGATGACATTGACAGCATTTTGAATTACACATTAGGAGAATGGAATGAGTATTTGGCAGCAAGGTTATGAAGCATATGTGTCAGGGGTATCTCACATGGAATGTCCTTACAACATCTTTACAGAAGGGTTTGAATGGTCTGAATGGGTTGAGGGATATGACGCAGCTTACTGCATAGAGGAGGGTAAGTAATGAACACAGAAGCATATGAAGAAGGTTACAAGGCTTACAATAACTACCAACACTTGAGTGATTGCCCTTACACATGGTCAGAGTATAATACTTGGGATAATAATTTTGCAGAGTGGGAGCGAGGATATAGTAAAGCGCAGTATGATGATAACTTTTGACTGTTAGGGAAGTATGAATAGCTACGTAATTACATTCTTAGTTTCAACAGGGTATGTTGCTTGTAAGTCTCTACAACAATGCAATGTTTCTCACAAGATATATTGGCTTATTCCGCCTGTTAGTATTTTACTAGCGCTGTTTGAAGTGTATGTTGTTAGTACAATTGTAAAGAATGGCCTTGACGATATGCTGTACGTTGCATTATCATTAGGACTCGGAGGTGGCTTCGGAAGCGTAGCAGCCACATATTTACATAGTAAGATTCTTACAAATGAAGCTAAGGAGAAAGTATGAGTGAATGGATTGATTGGCACGGTGGTGAGTGCCCGGTTAAAGGCTATGTAGTCGTAGATGTTAAGTTTCGTGATGGTGATAGACATATTGCAGTTGGTAGAGATTTACGATGGACAGTTAGCGAGCATTATGCAGACATTGTATCTTGGCGCTTGTCTACTAATAAGGCTGTAGAAGAATTGACCGATAAACCACTACAAATTGTGGACAAGCCAATTATCTCAGACGGCTCTAGCTCTAGCTACTATACATTTGATATTACTAATAAAGATGGACAGACTATCACAGTGGAAGTAGGGGATGTCTGTCGAGCTATGGTGGCAAATGACTTCGACTTGTCTAACATTGTTAAGGCAACGCGAAGACTGTCAGAGGCTTCACAGGGACGAGGAAAATTCGGAGCTAGTATGGAATATGACTGCAACAAAGTGGTATATTTTGCTAATGAATTTAAACATTGGAACAAGGAGAAAGCATGAAGAAATACGAAGACAAACCAATTGTATTCTACAGAGAGTTTAAAGGGGCTGGCTCACCAATCGTAGGAGAGCAACACGATGTAATTCCTATCAAGCATTATCGAAACCACTTGTCAGGCATTTGGACAATCACTTCTACAGTTGTGAGCGTAGAGGAAAATGGGACGGACTTTGAAACTATTTATAGTCGATATGTATTGGAGAAATAATGGATAATATTAAAGGCAAGATTGCAGTAGCAGAATTGATTGTACGAGACATGGAGATTAGTCTTACAGAGGCTAAAAATAATTTGTACAATCTGCGTATGAACATTCAAAACCACGTATATGATAGCTTAGAAAAAGCTGAATGTTACCTAATGGATAGGTTTGAGCAGGAAGCTTTTCAGGATTGCGAAGGTTCTGGTAATTGTGGTTGCGATGAGTATGTGCAAGACTTCATTGTAAACGGAAAGGAATACACAGCGATTGGTAAGTTTGAGTATGATCGCTATGACAAGCAATATTACTACGTTGATAGTAGAAAATATTTTTATAAAGATAAAACATAATGGAAATCTTTTTGATTGAAGAAACAGACTTGTCAGACTACTGTTCGACACGAATTATCAAAGCATTCAAGAGTTATGGTGACGCTGCTATTCATGTAAATACACTTGAGAGTGAAGAAAATGATAATTATAGTTATGAAATAATTTCAATTACACTTGCAGGAGCTTACGACGAATGAGCTACTACACACAAATGTTAATTGCTTGGGAAATGTATAAGGAATATATGAAGGAACATTTTGGAGGGAAGCGATGAATAAATTTGCTACTGTACTTGGTCAACTTAGTTTGGCAGCAGTCTCTATTGTCTTAAACGGATGGGCTTTCAGCATCTTGTGGGGCTGGTTTATTGTGACGACATTTGGTATGATTCCTATCACGATTCCAGCAGCTATTGGATTGGTATGCGTTGTAGGGTATGCCACTAAGCAGCATGTTCCTAAGAAGGACAGTGATGAGGATATCTGGCATGATTTGAAAGTTAGCTTTCTGAAGCCATTTGTAGCATTGGGTGCAGGGTGGATTGTGAAGGGGTTTATTTGATGTTTTTAGCATTCCTCCTATTCCTAGTAGCATTCTCTGCGTATTGTTTGATAGCAGGGACGCCACACAGGGCAACTTATGGATTCTGTTTAGGTGTTAATTTGATGAACATTGTGGCAGAGATTGTCAAGAATTATTGAAATAGTTGCTTGACAGGTTATTATTAGGTGAATTATAATAGCGTCTTCAAGTCGTTATGTCCCGATAGCTCAGTTGGTCAGAGCACTCCCCTCATAAGGGATTGGTCGTCAGTTCAAGTCTGACTCGGGACACCAAGTTTAAAACAGCCTGCACGGAGGCTGAGAGCAAGTGCACCGTAGCACTTAATAGTAATCTAAACAGGAACTAAAACAATGGCAACTAAAGCTAAAAACACATTCGGCATCATCGAAGGCACTCTGGTATATGCAAAAGTAGGTATGCCCGACACCAAATATCAATCGACAGAGAAAGAATGGTCTGTTGAGGTTATTGTTGACGAAGACACTGCCGAGAAATGGGATGAAACTTTTAAGAAGCAGCCTTCCAAGAAAATCAAAGCGGTAGACTTTGAAGCCAAGTACCGTATCCCTATTCCAGCACATCTTAAAGGTGAAAAGAATGTCTACGGCATCAAACTAAAGCGTCAAGCTACTAACGACGGTGTTCCAGTAGATGATAACTTCCGGCCTAAGATTTACATTGACGATGCTGATGGTAACCGTACAGAAATTGGTCAAAGTCGTTTGATTGCAAATGGCAGTTTCGGTAAGGTTAGTTATTACATTTCCTCAAATGACTACGGCACTTTTTCGCGGCTCCAGAACGTGCTCATGGATGAAGACAAGTTTATTGAGTACGAATCTTCGGGTGGCGGCAAATCGGGTAATGAGTTCGGCAGTAAGCCGATTAAGACTGAAGCGGCACGAGAGGAAGTATTGAATAGTCGTCCTGTGAAGCCTGTCAAGGCTAAGGTTGTAGAGATGGAAGATGACGGCGATCAAAGTCCTTTTTAATATAACTGATTAGTTAAATAGCCTGCACTCTAAAAGGTGTGGGCTTTATTTTTGAGAGGTACGGATGACGACAGCAAAAGATAGTTCAGGTATAGATTGGTCAGAGCACTTTTACTACGATTCAACTTCTAAGACAGGTTTGAGGCGAGTTAAAGATTGGCGAAGTGGTAGTAATGGTAAGATTATCAAGGCGCTTGCCGGCGACGAAGCTGGAGGTTTTCATAAGGGTATTGGGTATTATGTTGTAAGCCTTAACTTTGTATCCTACCTGTGCCACAGGATAATCTACGAACTTCACAACGGTGGTTTGGGTATAAAACCAATAGATCATGTAGACAGGGATAGAACTAATAACCTAATATCAAACCTTAGAGTTACAACTAACTCGGTTAATAATCGTAATAGGTCTATGTCAGTAGCAAACTCATCAGGTGTTGTAGGTGTATCTAAGAAAGTAAATACCGATAAGAGCGGACTTGTTCGGGAGTATTGGGGTGCATACTTTGCCAACTCCGAAGGTAAGAGGGTTAATAAATACTTTTCCATAGACAGATTAGGTAATGAAGTTGCTTTCAAGATGGCTTGTCAGTGCCGTGTAAATATGCTAGAGCAGAGAAATACAGAGGGTGCTGGTTATTCGGAAGGGCATGGTGCTGCGCTATGAGCTACCTAATTCTTGATGCCGACTTTATCTGCTACACAGTGGCTTGTGTTTTTCAGGAGACATACATTCTAGCAACTCACCCTGGCATTCCTGAACCTATAAAGTTGAAGAATAAGACCGAACTTTGGGGGAAGGCTCCAAAGAGAGAGGGTGGGTTTGTTCAAGAATACAACGAACTAAACTTTGCATCCCTGAAGCCTGACGAGTTCACCTTTACAGAACACCAAGAAGCCTTGCCACTAGAGAGAGCTAAGAAGTCCGTAGACACACGCTTACAAGGACTTCTTGAAGAAACTGGCGCAAGCAGCTACGTAGGCTTTGTAGGTCGTGGTGAGCTAGATCGTGTACAAATGTCCACTCTATGGAAATACAAAGGGCAACGGGAGTTAGTAGGTATGCGCCCTATTCACTTGTCAGCCTTAAAGCAATATATGGTTGATGAACACAACTGTATATTTATTGAGGGGGCTGAGAGTGACGATGCGGTTTCTGAAGCTGGCCTAAATGCTTACACAAAATGGAAGGCAACAGGTAGGGAATCTGATAAGGGAATTATCACTTTCGCTGACAAAGACTTGTGCCAAGTAGACTCGTGGCAGTATCATGTGGGGCAATGTAGCAAGCCAGAGTTACGAGTTGGATTCGGTAAGATTGCTCGTGATGATAAGGGTAAGGTTAGAGGGTGGGGTAGGTTGCACCTTTACTGGCAGGTTATGGGACAAGATGCGAGCGACAATTTTTCTGCGGCTTGCTTCTCTGATGTGAAACATGGTGATATTGCAGCATTCAATCTACTATCTGAATGTACTAATGACAAGCAAGCCTTTGAAGCACTTGTAAAAGGGTATAAGAAACTCTACCCTGAGCCTAAAGTAGTAGTAGGTTGGAGAGGCGATAAGATTAAAATTGATTGGTTATATGTCTTGCAAGAATGCTTTGATCTTGCTAAGATGTTGCGGAAGAAAGACGAACAACCAACAAACGTAAAAGCACTCCTAACAAAACTACAAATTTCATTTTAACATTACCTCCAACAAACCTAGAAAGCACCTATGACCACTAACACTAAACAAGTTGATTTCACAAAGCCTTTCCAAGTTTCGCACTTTAATTATGAAAATACACACTTCACTTGTACTCCTATTGGAGACAGTAATTGTAATGTTAGTTGGCCCAATGGGAGCGTAACCTATACTCTAAAAACTGTAGAGGGTCTAGTACAAAAAGGTATTTGGATTCCTCTCCCAAATGAGAACACACAACAAGAGGATGCTATGAAGAAATTAGAAGATTATATCAAAGCAATTAACAAAAATGTTCCAGAGGCCACTACAGAACAACCAGAAGGATGCGCATGGTGTGAATGTCCTGATTGCAAGGAAGCGTTCACTAGCGTCAATGAGCCATGCTTCTTCTGCTCAAGCACTGCAGGTTGTGAATGTGAAGAATTTATAGAGGTGCCTGAACAAGACCTTACTTGTTATATTTGCCATGATAACATCAGCAAGTGCGATTGTGGTAAGTGTGGTACGGACTATGATATGCCTCAAGAAACTTTGCTAGACGCTGATGCAGACAACTTGTTGGATGCTATTAAGTCCTTCACACTCTCTACAGGAGCATCTGTGTCCATTAATGAAGGAGCATACGAAGTTTACTGGGCAGGCTTTGACAATCCATTTAAGGCTGACAACGATCATGATATGATTAACTTGATGGAATCTATTAATGTGCTCGACGGGGCGCTGTGATGAAGATTAAATTTTATAAGCCGTTTAGATTGACGCCAGAAGAACTAGAATATCAAAATAAGATATTTACTTTGATAGGTATGAGTAATGGAAACTTCTTAGTGATAAATGATGAAGGGAATACTATCGTGTTTACCGACACAACTAACTTTACAACGGAGAAATAATGTACGTACCATTTAGCAATTTGTCAAAGACCCAATATAATGAACGAAACTTTATTTTGGAAGCACGTAACCAGTTTATGCTATGTATGGATAGATTTATATTGACAGTTAATAGCGAAACACTCCCTACAGCAGATATAGGTAGCCTCAAGTTACAGTTTGAGCTTGCAGATGGTGTAGCAAGCATGATTCTTTCAGACAGTAGAAGTCTTGATGACGCCTAAGAAAGATAATTGATGGCAACTAAGAAGCCTAAAGAACCCCTTGTACGGTGTGGCGGAACAATGACTGAGAGTGCATATCTTGCTTGGATTCGTTCAGCACTACGCTCTAAATCCTTACGATGGCCTCCTCGTGCAGAAGCTTTGAAGCTTGCTAGGCGGGCTTACAAAGGCCCAAATAGGCTCCAGAAATGGGAGTACCAGTGTGCAATGTGCGGAGAGTGGCACCTTGGGAAGAACGTAATTGTTGACCATCACCCTGTCGCAGCAGGTAGCATCTTGAAGTGGGAGGATATCGGGGCGTTTGCCAACAATCTTTATTGTGAAACTGACAACCTCAGAGTTTTGGACAAGAATTGCCATGACTGCCATACTTTAGCGGAGCGTCTAAACATCACAATGGAAGAAGCTTTCCTACGTAAGAGAGTATTGGCAGTAATTAAAGATAAATCTTCTGCGCAACTACTTGCGTACTTAAAGAAACACAAGTATGATGGTGTTGCAGTGAGTAATGCAAAGAAACGTGAAGCAGCCGTTTATGAAATACTTAAAGGAGAACAGCATGGCATTTAAGAATATTGAGCAAGTAAATGAAATTGAATATGAAGGATATCAATTTATTAATGATGATGGTGGCCTTTACAAAGTAACATTTCCAGACAAAGTAGGGATATCTGCTATTACACTGGTAAGTTCTCGCTTAGGATTGGTAGACACTATCCCAATCTATTCAACAGACATCGCTAAACTGATTAAAGTATTGCAAGCAGTCTACAATGAATCTAAATAAGGAGAAACAAATGGCTAAATTTAATGTAGGTGACCGTGTTATATGTACTTATGATGAAAATTCATGGGGTTCTAATCTTAAAAAAGGTAAAGAATACACAATTCTATACTACGGTAATAGTTGGGATGGTACAGTAGAGGATATGGTTGGAGTATCAGCAGAATTGCCGCAATGGAACGCCGAGAGGTTCAAACTTGTAGAGTCCTGTAAAAAGCCTTCCCTACAATCCCTCTACGAAGCTGAACGAGATAAACTCACAGCGCAGCAATATATTACAACAGCGGTATGGGAGCTTGTAGTTGCTGAGAAATTGTTGGAACAGAATACTCGTAAGGCTATCATTGAAGCTAAACGTGTTGAAGTAGAGTGTGTGAGAGATAAGCTGAAAGAAATGTCTGACCTTTACTTGGAAGTTAGTAACGAGTTAAATGAGATGCTTCGGAATGAGCCTATGTAATAGCTATTAGATACATTAGAGTAGCTTAGCAATCATAGGAATCATAGGAAGCCTTCGGGCTTTCAATTTATAGTAATTTAGGAGAGATATGAGTATTGTTAAAAGCTGGGAAGAGTCTGCCATTAGTCTGAATAACACAGGTGCAATTTCTTGGAGAGGTATTAGCAAAGTATTGAAGGTTCCAAAGAGTTCTGTGTCGGACTTTTTGCGTAAGTATGAGGCGTTTAAGGAACCTGTAGAGACTGTTGTACATGATAACTCCAGAATCTTGGTGATAAGTGACCTACACGCTCCTTGGTGCCACCCTAATGCAATTAATTTTTTGGAAGAACTCCATAACAAGCACAAGTTTACAAGAATTATCTCTGTTGGTGACGAGGTTGATGCCGCAGCGCAATCCTATCATGAGCACAACCCAGACATGCCTTCTGCCGGAGATGAATTACATGCGGCTAAGAAAGTTATAGCCAAGTTGTTCAAGCTATTTCCACAAATGGACATTCTTGAAAGTAATCATGGAAGTTTGCACCTACGGAAATCCATGACAGCGGGCATCCCTCGGGCATATATAAAAGACTACGGAGATATTCTTGGTGTGGACAAAGGTTGGCGCTGGCATGACGATATGACGATTGTTCTTCCGAATGGGCAGAGTTGTTACTTCACACATGGAAAAAGTGCAAATGGTGTTAAGTTGTCACAAAGCTACGCTATGAATTGCGTGCAAGAGCATCATCACTCCGAGTTCAATATCGGGTATTGGAGTAACCCAAACGACCTATTCTGGAGTATGCAAGTAGGGTGCTTAGTTGATGGGAAGTCTTTGGCGATGGCTTACAACAAGTTGCAACTTAAGCGGCCCATCATAGGTGTAGGGGCCATCATCGACTCCCACCCAGTATTATTCCCTATGGTGCTGTAATGGGGAAATACAAAGATTGGTTTCTTTATGATGAGAGTAGTAAGAGTTGCCTTCGTTGGAATAGAGAGATTTGTAGCGGGGCTTCTGGCTCACACATAAATGTTTCAGTTGGCGACGAGGCAGGAGGGTTCAATAAGGTACACGAATACTTTATTGTCCGATTTAAGGGAAGGTTGACTGGTGTACACAGGATCGTATGGGAAATATTTAATGGGAATATCCCAGAGGGGTTTCAAATTGACCACATAGATGGTGTAAGGTCGAATAACAACATAGGTAATCTGCGTGCAGTAGAACCTATCTTTAACTCACGAAACCATAAAAAGAGGGTTGATAATACTTCAGGTGTTGTCGGAGTATCCCTCAGTGAAAAACTTGGAAACATGTACTGGCGAGCGTCTTGGCAAACACTAGAGGGCAGACAAAGCACCAAATCCTTCTCTATAAAGGTGTTTGGCGAAGACGCATTGGAAATGGCTATCAAGTATCGGTCAAAAATGGTAGAATTGCTAAACAGTGCAGGTGCTGGATACACTGAAGACCACGGGAAAAGGTTGTAGATGCAAGCAACTAACCCAATCCAAATAGGCTCTCTACCATTAGCCCTAACATGCTATTCTAATGGCTGCATTTCTATACAGCCACTTGTATCCTTCGCAACAATCATTGACCAAACTCCGGAAGGGGATTGTATTATAAGTGTAGAAGATATGTTGCTTTATAGTGAGCAGGTAGTGTATAATAATTACTACCAAATATCTCACGAGCCTAATCTGAAACAATGGCTGGTGAGCCAGAATATATAACACAAGGATAGTATGAATAATGAAAGCATTGCAGCAGCGTACGAAAGCACAAGAGTATTTAACTCTGTGGCTGGCAACCTACTCGACGTTGACGAATTTAGCGTAGACAATCAAATATCGTTTATATGGGAAGAATTTGCAGAATGTGTAGACGCCTTTGAGCAGAAAGACTCTGTAGAGTTGTTGGACGCAGCCTGCGACCTATTTGTTACAGTGGCTGGCCTAATGCAGAAACTTGAGGCTGCTGGATTTAATGTAGAAGAAGCATTGAAAAAAGTATGCGACAATAATAATAGTAAATACATACCTATTGGAAAACCTGTACCATATGATTCTGAGTTTACAGCAACATTTAACGAAGAACATAAAGTATTTGTAATCACAGACTCTAATGGTAAGATACGTAAACCATCAAATTTTAAAAGTGTTGATATTAGCAATCTTATCCCTGACCACTTCTTTAAGGGAGGTATGTAATGAACGCAACAAACAACGCAACACTAACAGATGTACAGTTCCTGACATGGCTTCACAAGCGCTTGATCCACGACTACAAAGAGCCTCCGATGGCTTCCCACTTGTGCAAGCTGCGGGGCGTCATTGATGCAATGAGCAAAGATACAACAAGCCCATACAAAGGTATGTCGGGAGATACGTATGAGTTTTAGTATCTCTTTGACAGACTTAAAGCTAATTGATTGTTTGTCTCACATGTCTGAGCGTGATATGCTGTGCCCAAGCAATGAGGATATTATGTTAAAATATCTTCGTATGTTTGGTTTAGATGAATATTATGGCTATGCTTACGTCCCTAGCACACATCGCAACATGCAAAATAAAGTTGTCACAAGTTTTCGTGTGTGCGGTGATGTACGTTGTGATGCTAATTTCCGTAACGGGCCTTATGCAAGTCTGGCTGACCGTCTTGTAATGACAGCTTATACGGATATTAGCTTGACAGAAGAATTAGGAATGCTTACAGGATTGTCTAGAGCCTACGGTGGTCTTGACAGCGATGAAAATATTAAGGAAGGTATGCCAGACAATCAACTAGAACCTGAGTGGCATTCTAAAGAACAGAATTTGTGGTGTATGGCAGCGATGTGTGAGAGTATTCGTGGCCCATACTTTACAGATGGTGGGTCTTTAAAGTGCAAAGAAGATTACAAATTGTGGTTTAAGCAAAGCAAAGGGTAGTAGATGATTTCTAATATTAAGAAGCGTAACGGAGATGTTGTTAATTTCGATGCTAATAAATTGACACGTTGGGCTGAGTGGGCAGGAGTTGTAGGAGCAGACTGGTTTGCTATTGCAGGAGATGCATACAAGAGATGCCCTGACGAATGCACAACGCAAGACTTGCAGAACTCTATGATTCAGGCTTGCTCAGAGAAAGAAGACACAGCACACCTCAAGATGGCTGGTCGTTTGCTTATCGGTGATATCTACAAACAAGCATTTGGTGGGCATGAGAAAATCCCTACAGTTGTTGCAATGTACAGTAGCATGGTCAGTAAAGGTCTGTGGTCTAACATGGGCTACTCAACAGAAGACCTAGCTGTAGCTGAAACAATTATTAATCACACAAAGGACTTAAATAGCATTCATTCTGTTGTTCATCAGATTACGTCTAAATATTCTATTCGTGATGTTGAAAAGAATATTGTATTGGAATCCCCACAATTTGTATGGCTGCGCATGGCTTTAGGTGTATGCGTTAATGAGCCTAGAAATAGTCGTATGAAAGAGGTTGAGAGCTACTACAAAGATTTTAGTGAAGGACGTATCAATGCTCCTACGCCGAACATTGTAAATCTTGGAACTCCCAAAATGAATTACGCATCTTGTGCTGTGTTTAAGAGCAATGACAATGCTAAGAGTTTGGCAGCAGGCGATCACATTGCTTATACAATGACATGTGCTAGTGCAGGGATTGGTGGCTTTATACAAACGCGCAGCAAAGGCGATGGGGTTCGTAATAACACTATCAAACATGCTGGAAAGCTTCCCTACTATCGTGCTACAGAAGCCTCGGTACACGCTAACCTACAAGGTGGCAGAGGCGGAGCAGCTACAATCCACTTTAACTGCCTAGACCCTGAAGTGTTCACTTTGCTGCGTTTACGTCACCCAACGACGGTAGCTAAGAACAAAATTGGCGGGATTGACTATAGCTTTGGATATACTCCTTTGCTGGCTAAGAAGGCAGCAAACAATGAGCAATGGATGCTTGTAAGCTATAAAACTTCACCTAAGCTGCATGAGGCATTGTATTCTGCGTCAGGCTTTGAAGAAGCGTACAATGAGTACGAAGTATCAGACGGTAAGCGAGAGTATGTAAGTGCCCGTAAGCTTGTACTAGAGTTTTTGAGAGTGCAAGAAGAAACAGGTCGCATGTATGAGCATAACATTCAGGAAATGAATCGTCATACTCCGTTCAAGGATGTCATTTATTCTTCTAACTTATGCGTAGCACCAGAGACTAAAATTTTAACTCTTAAAGGTTACAAAAATATTTCTGATCTTTGTGATGTTACTGTAGATATTTGGAATGGTGAAGAATGGTCTAATGTAGTTGTACGTAAAACTGGAAATAAAAGAAAGCTACTTCGTGTAGAGTTTCAATCAGGTATTAACCTTAGTTGCACAGAGCAACACAAATTCTATATTCAAAACAAAGAAGATTTTACTGTTCGCCAAGTAACATCCTCTGAGCTACTGTGTGGAGACTGCTTGATTAATTGGAGTTTGCCTAACAGCAGTGAGACTTATTCAGATATTGTGTATTGTGTATTTGACGATGGTAGAACTGATGACACGTACTGCTTTACGGAGTCTAAACGTGGAATGGGAATATTTAATGGTATCCTAACTGGTAATTGTCAAGAGATTGGCTTGCCAACCAAAGGGTATCGGTCGGTAGAAGACCTTTACGTAGAGGGTGAGGTAGGTGGGGAGATTGGTCTGTGTAATCTAGCAGCAATTGTAGTAGGTCGTGTTAAAGACTCAGAGTATGAGGAAGTGGCTTACAGAGCATTGAAGATGGTGGACAATGTTATTAGTCTTATGGAATACCCTTTCCCTAATTTAAAATATACATCTAATGCTAGACGTTCAGCAGGGGTTGGTATTACAAATTTGGCTAATGATTTAGCGCAGAGGGGTTTTGACTATACGAGTTTTATGAGTAAAGCATACCTACACCGTGTTGCAGAGCGTCACTCTTATTTTCTGCATAAAGCTAGTGTGCGCTTGGCAAAAGAACGTGGTAAATGTGAGTGGTTTCACAAAACTAAATATTCAGATGGTTGGTTGCTTATTGACACATACTGTAAAGAAGTAGACAATATAACTCCGCAAAAGCTTATGTATGATTGGGAAGCTTTGCGTAAAGAGATTAAAGAGTTTGGTATGCGTAACAGTGTGCTAGAAGCTTTCATGCCTAAATAAATGGGCTGCTTACTGGTGACAGTGATGCAAAAACTTTGTGAATTGCTGGAAACTCCTTAGAGCTTCTGAGCTACAACGTGACCAGTAATGGTGAGCGTGAATGCTTAAAAATCAGAAGATTGGACAATCAGCAGCCAAGCTAGTGCCTATAGGACTTCACTAAAAGGGAGAAATATGGGTAAAAAATTAACAGTAGAAATAGTTTCTGAAAGAGTTTCTGTAGTTTCTGAAAATACACTAAAATTAGTTGAAAATCAAACATACGAAGGCAAAGATAGTGAATTATACTTTGCACATGTATGTGGTACTATTTTTAGAAGATCAGTTGGGAATGTAATCCACAACAAAATAATCAGCTGCCCGTCTTGTAGCCCAAGTTTATTTACTAGGACTAAAGAAATATTGCAACAACAACTTTCTTTACATAATATTGAATTGATAAGTGCAAATAACGGGTACGGAGATAGGTCGCTAATAGAAATAAAATTAGCATGTGGCTGTATTCTTACTAGATACACCGGAAACACAGTAGTAAATGGTAGTAAATGCCCAGAGCACTCAGAGGGTTACGGTTCGTGGAAGACTGTTGAGTCTGTAGAGGAAGAATTAAAGCAGATGCCGTTTGGCGAGCATCGACTAACCTCTACATTTATAAACAGTTCAAAATTTTCAGAATTTGAGTGCTTAAAATGTGGCCATAAAACTACAGAAAAATTTCAGACATTAAAAAACAGAGGTGGAAAGTGTAAGCATTGTTTTGGTTCAGCTAAATCGGTTTACGAAGAGTATTTAGCAATTTTACTTAATGACCTTGGGGTAAAGTTTATAAGGGAATATTTTGTAAAAGGATCGTTCTTTGATTTTTATTTACCAGATTATAATATTTTTATAGAGTATGATGGTATTCAACATGTCTTAGAAGATGGTGCAAGTCTTTTTGCTATTACTAATAGAGACAAGATAAAAAATGTCTTAGCTGAGTCAGAAGGTAAAAGTATTTTAAGGATACCTCACACTGACTCTATTGTAAAATCTGTTCTATTGGCACTAGAAGGTTCAACGACCATCCAGAAATGGAGTACACTCAAGTGAGTGGAAGTGCTAAGAATCTCACACGAGATTAAGATATGGTCTGGTCTGTATAGAAATATACAGCAGCTTGAATAAAGCGGGGATAGCATAACGAACTGTCCTGAACACAACGGTAGAAAGTAGTAGTATTGCAGGAAATACAACTAACAGTATTTACCCGATTCGTGACTATGTGGTTATTAAAACATCAGGAAGTAACAAGACAGTGTTTATTGCTCCTGATCTGGAAGAAGTAAAAGACTCATACCAAATTGCTTGGGATGTACCAATGAAAGATATGACAGATATGTATGCCATCTTTCAGAAATTCTGTGGTCAAGGTATTAGCGCAGACTACTATCGCAGATTTGATGACGATAAGCCTCGTAAAATTAGCGCAAAAGAATTGTTTTCTGAATGGCTCTATCGTGTAAAATGCGGTATCAAGAGTAAGTATTACAGTAACAGTGCGTCAGGACACGCTTTGTCCGAGGTAGAAGAAAAAGGCTGCTCATCTGGCGGCTGTACACTTTAGGAAGTATATGTTCAACAAAAACAACACAACATGGCAACAAGGAAAGTACCCACTGTTTCTAGGGGAAAGTCCAGCACTATATGACAGTATCAATGTAACTTACCCAAAACTGTTCCAACTCTATAAGCAGCAAAAGAGTTCAGATTGGAGTGAGGATGAGATTAGCTTGGAGCAATCACGCCTTGATATGCTTACGTGCCCACAAGACACAAAAGATATTATGGTTAAGAATCTTGCGCTACAATGGGAGCTAGACTCTGTAGCAGCACGAGCAATCGCACCCTGCTTTGCTCCATTCGTAACAAACAGCGAGCTATGGGCAGCACTGCTAAAGAACTCAGAGATTGAAGTATTGCACGCACTTACCTACTCTGAGATTGTTCGCCAGTGTATTCCAGACCCTCAAGAAGTTTTTAAAGAGGTTTTGAATAACGCCAATATTCTAGGCCGGATGGAGCCTGTAGGTAATGCCTTTGGTAACTTGCAAAAAGCAGGTGCTATGTACACTATCGGAGATATGTCTAAAGAAGACGCCTATCCTCTTGTTATGATGGGACTTGTAGCTCTCTACTGTCTTGAGCGTCTACAATTTGTGGCTTCGTTTGCTGCTACGTTTGCTGTCGTAGAGCAAGGGTACTTTCAAGGTATTGGTAAGCTTGTTCAGAAAATTATGCAAGACGAGCGTTTCATCCACTCTGAAGTTGATAGGGTTGCTATTGAGATTGAGCTAGGTACTACTCAAGGCAAAGATTGGCTTAAAAATAACAGCACTAAAGTAAAGAAACTTATTGACTCGGTAGTTAATGCTGAGTACACTTGGTGCTCTTATTTGTTCTCAGAAGGTCGTAAAGTAGTTGGATTAAATGAGCCTCTTATGCGAGAGTGGATTGACTACAATGCTCAGGTTGTGTATGAGACATTGCTATTCACACCACCTGTTAAAGTTGACAAGTCTCCTTTGAAATATATGGATAATTGGCTAGACTTGAACAAGAACCAGAATGCACAGCAAGAGGCTGATAGTGCAAACTACTCTCTTAACATTATCAGTGATGACTTGGGTGACAGTATTATTGAGATTTAAGCTTTAACAACCATAAGACCGTACTTGGTACGGTCTTATATACAGGAGAAAATATGAAATTTAAAGCTTTAGCTGCACTAGCCTACCTAGCAGTGATTGTTGTATTTTGCGTAGGATGGGTTATAAATCTTATGAACGTAATTGAGTCTAATGAGACACTAGCTACAATGTCCGTGATAGGGGCGTTACAGATTCTAGGAATCTTTGTAGCACCTTTTGGCGGCATCCTTGGCTGGCTGGCTTAAACGTAACAAACATTTTATAAATTATTGGAGAGAAACATGACACAAGCAAACGTACAAGCAACAACCCTCGTAGAATACTCTCGTGAGATTCTGCCTAAACTGCGAGCATTGGATGAAAAGAAAGCATTGCTGAAAGAGTGGAAAGATGGCGATGACGAGGTTCAAAAGCACCTACAAGCAATTAAGGATATGCAGGAACTACTGAAGAATATGATTGAGGAGCGTGAAGCTGACTTGCTTCAAGAGATTAAAGACTTGGAGACAGATATAAAATTGGCTTGCAAAGCTGCTGCAAAAAATTCCCCTTATAAGCCAGCGGAACTCAAGGCTTTCTTTATTGCAAGAAATAAGGAAGACGGTGTAAGTAAGGTAGTTACCAAAGGTACATTGTTTGAAGACTTAACTAAGGAGCTTGCATAGCACCTACCTAGTTACAAATAAGCACTATAATGCGTCCAAATAGATTTCCTGTCTGTTTGTATGTCTTAGTAATTTAAACGTCTAATTGGTCTGTGACGACAACTGATTAGACAATAAAAAAGCCAGCTACCCTTAATAGGGCGCTGGCAAAGCCTCGTGTGAGGCATCCTCTACGAAGGAAATCTATTCTTTAATAGCAGAAGCTTGAGCAAGCAATTTAGTTTTCTCAGAGCTTCCACTAGATGACCCAAAATAATACGCGACAACTCCCGCCCAAGCACTCGCCAGAGCACCCATCAAAATATTTAGCAAATCCCTAGAGCCGTTAGGCACTTCATTAAATAGCATGAATAACAGCAAGCTAAAAAATCCAAATGTAATACCGTAAGCTAAGATTTTAGGGGTGTTATCCTTAACAGTCATCTCACGCTGCCTAGCAGAGTTCCTGTCATTAGCTGCCAGTGCTTCCATATCTTTCAGGTTAGCAAACCCCAACTCTTGCATACGCAATGAGAATGTTTGGTCGGCTGTTTTTAGTGCTAGTAGTTGCTCAGGTGTAGCACTAGACAAGGCTTGTTTGATGGAGGCTTCTGTGCTATCAGAAAGACCTAGAGCATCAGCTACAGCTGTGATAGCGACAGAACCCAATGGGCCTCCTATGGCAGCGCCAATCCAAGGCGATATTGTAGATACTAGAGATTTCCAGTCCATATACTATCCTTGTACACTCGTAAACAAATCAGCCTCGATCTTGCGCCTATTGACTAACCCTTGCAGCAGCTTCCCACCAGCCTTATTGAACCACTGCATGGCTTCTGCTGCACCCTTCCAATCACTTTCAGCAATACGCTTACGTGCTGTGCTATCATTGTATTGTGTAATGCCAATGTTGTAAGCTAGTGAGGTGATAGCAGCAATCTTCTCAGCACTTTGTTCTGCAAGGTTTGGAGAGGCTGTCAAGACCTCTTGCATAAACTCTTTGACACGTAAAGCTAACTTACTGTCAGCTTGTTCCTGAGTCCATTTAGGGCCACCCTTTACAACACCCTTAGTCTCCCCCCAACCTTGTGTCCACGGAGAGCCATTTAGCTCGTCAAGGTATGGGGGTAACTCTAGGTTGCCTGCAATGTATTTAGCAAGAACGTCATGCTCACTTAGCTTAATTGACAGATCACTAGCTGGGTCAGGGTACACATTTAGAGAACAACCCTCAAAATTCTTAATAATCTTTGTAGCAATACGCACAGCTACCTCATTGTCACAAAGCTTTACGTCTGATACAATAGGTTGTGATGATTGTCTATTAGTCCATGCAATAGCTCTGTCAATGACATCTTGGCCTACTTTTGTTTGTTGAATTTCTTTCATGTTATTTTCCTTTAAACTTTATCTTGCTTACCATCTATTTTAGACTCTATACGATCAAGTTTAGCAAATAAAGATGACGATAGCTTATCTAAAGCTTCATTCTTGACGTACGTACCAGCTACTAGAACTTCAATTTTTTGAATCTTTTCCAAGTGCAGCACATCCGAGTATTTAAGGTCTTTAATTTGATCTGACAGGGATTTTAGAACCCACCCACCAAGACCTCCTATAAGCATAATAGCTATGTTGAAAGCAGCTTGCATGTCAAGTGGTGTCATAATTTTCCTTAGATGTGTTTGCCGCTAGGGTCAAAAGAGTCTAGCAGGTTAAGTGCAAACCAAATAGCAAGCTTTTTACGCCAACCACTTTCATTGTTTACATATCTTTTTAGTCTTGAAGTTACTAGAAATTCTTTTGGCAAGTCTATAAAAATAAAACTTAGGATAAATATGTTTACCAAGAAATCTATTAGCAATCCAGTGTACAGTATTGGAAGACCAAGGTAATAGGCTGATTTAGTTAGCTTCCCTGAGTCCCTAGCACGCTGTAAGTTCATAACGGCTAAATAGAATATCCAAAGAGTGTATATACTGACTATCCCTATCGCAAAGATAATCATAGCTTTGATGCCTCCGTAAATAAATTATCAACTTCTGTTCCAGTTAGTCCAAGGAACCCGGCCAGTTGAGTCACAAGAGCATCACCGCGAACAACAGTGTTTGCTTTCTTCCATAGAATTTGCGCCTCTCTTGGCAGCGTTCCAATCTCTGCTTCAATGCGATCAAGATGACCGGCAGCGTACAGAGCAAGTTGCGCTTGCGACATGCTGATAACTGTTGGTATAGGAATCACGATAGGGTCGGCGGGTTCTGGCGTATTGCCTTCGTCGAGCCATACAAGGTATTCCGCGTAATCAGTGTTCGCTGGGTCATTTGGAATGTATGCCCCGTCTGAGATACGAATTATGGAAGTTGAGTTTGTTAGTTTGTACATTTATAGCTCCGCTGAAAATGAAACCACCGCGTTACCGTTAAAAAGAGCACCTCTACCAGCAGAAGTACCAGTCGCGTTAAAGGATAACCTTGCTCCTAAAATTGTCAAATTAACTAAACCAATTCCGGTAGTGTTATAAGTTGTAAAACCATCCACAAACGTGCCTCCTGCATTGTCTACTGTAGGCGCTGTTGATTTAGCTCCGAGATAGTTAGCATTGAAGTTTTCGTAAGTAGAGGCTGCTGAGTTTTTTGAAGCCAACGCTGCGGCGGCTGACGAAGAAGCATTAGAAGCACTACTAGAAGCACTGTTTGCACTATTCTGAGCAGCAGCAGCATTTGCTGGTATTTGAGCAACCTCAGAAGCAAGTGCCAAAGCATTCAATTTTTCAACGTAGTCTGTTTGACCTTGAAAGAAGATATTACTCATTTAATTCCCTAAGTTTAAATTTATCATATAACTCTACACAAAACTAAATTAATACTCCAGAAAATATCTTGCTAGAAAGCCTATTGCGCCGCCTGCAAAAGTAGCTAGTGCATCCCAAAAATCGCATGTGTGATTTGGATGAAAGTAATCGTATATTTCCTTACCTATACCTGCTACAATAACAGAGCCTATGGAAATATCTACAGGGAATACTGTGGAGGCAAATAGGAAAATAGCACAACCAACAATTATATGAAGTCGTTTGTCATACGGTATATCCATACAAGCCTTTATTTAAGTAGCGACCTAGCAATATCTTTAGAAATTCCAAGCCTGTAATTACATGACAAATATTTTGAGAAAGTTTCAATGTTATTTGGTGAATATTTCAGTTGTTCTTTATATGCCTCAACTTCGTAATCTCTACGCCAGCGCTTGCTTAACAAGTATCTAGGCCAAAACATTCCAAATGATTCTTTCCATTGTCTAACATGTACTTTCTCATGTTTTAGTAGTCCAATGTCATTTATATACTCCGGCCTAATTAGTATAACAAAACCAATAGTTATAGCTGCTGAATTACTAGGGACTAGGAAGTTAGTGTAGAAAACCATTATAGTGCCTCTGCAAAAACTTCTACGTCTACGACTACTGGCTTACGAGCTGCGACAAGTTCTACTACTGCTTTAGAAGAGCTATCAATAGTTGCTTGTGCTACTTTACGTTCACTAGCATCAGCAGTTATTGCCGGGTTAGCTTGTTCACTTTCAACACCTTCAGCGTCTACAACTGTAACTGTTTCTGGCTCAGTTATTTTTAAAGCCAGTAGTCTAGTTTCTGCTACTTCGTGATCTATGACAAGGTGTAGTAGGGCCATATCAGACCTAGCTAAATCACCAGCAATTGCTGCGGATATACACAAGTTTGAGTATTTCTCAACTTCTTTTTCTTCCTCAACACTCATTAAGTATAAGCCAATAGAAGCAGCCGTAACTTTACGATTTATAATCATTGTTGTTGTGTAGCTAAACTGCGAAGAAATCATAGCCTCGGTACGACCTACAATATCCGCTTCACTCCAAATATCCGACGCCATCAAATTTACAATACTCATAATTATTTCCTTATCGGGGCCGAAGCCCCTTATTTGATTTAGTTGGATTGTTTAGCGAGAATGGATACCCATACTGCGTTACCCGGAGCTACAGCAAAGTTGATAGTTTCTTTAAAACCATCAAAGCTACGAGTCCAAGTTTTCGTTGAGCCTTCTCGTTTCTTCAACTCACCAGAGTAGACAGATACCGCCGTATAGCCTTTCGGGAGAGTGAAAGCTGTCTGACCAGTGATTGCATCAAATTCAAATGGAACCAGCGCGTTACCCTTCAACCTTGCAGCTTCAATCCGACGAGTCAACTCAGCACGCAGTTTCATCGAAGGTTGACGAAGACTTGAACCAGTAGTCGATCCAATGCTTACAGCACCATTGCTTGATGCAATGGTCGTGATCGCACCAATAGTCGAGACTTCCGAATCTACACGCAGCAAGTCTTTAAATGAGCTACGACCCCACGATGTACCGACTTGCAGGAGGTCAGTGCTATCGTCATAAGCCATTGCTGTGATAGCAGATGATGTACCGTCAATTGTGCATTGAGCGTTAGGTTGGAACAGGGCAAGTTCGGTGCGATAGATGTGCTGAATTTGATCTTGGCTGGCAGCAGTCGCGGAGATACGGAACAAAGAAAGACTGTTTCCACTGTTGGCATACAGACCACTACCCACTCTAAGATATGAGTTTAGTAGTGTCATGGAGGATGTATTAGTATTACTGGAGATAAGTTGATCTCCGTTGTAAATATATACAATTCCTGCTGATCGCTGAATAGTTAAAAGAAACCATGTATCCGCAGGTACAGAGCCAACGGGAGTATCTAAAGAAACTGTGCCTAACCATGTTTTAATTCTAGCACCACCACTATCTCGGTACACCCATACGTTTATTCCGTTTGGTGGGTCTGATACAGGGTTAGACGAATATTTATATAAAACTGTTGAGTCTCCATTACTGCTACTACTGCTAATTTTCACCCAACCCATAATACTAAAATCACCAGTCCCAAAGTCCAGATCACTATTGTATTCTTGGCTTAAATAGTTACTCGCAGAGAAACCAGAGTAAGCCATTAAGTTAGCGCCAGTAGCTACTGCTGATTTGGTCAATGTACCGTTAAGGATTAGACCTTTGTTCTTTACTGAGCGATCTGGTTCAGCTAGTTTTACGCTGATGTTGTCGAAATAGGCAATCTGACCAGCAGCGTTAGTAAATGGCTGTAGGAGTAGATAAGATGTTGTTGTGCTTGCCGTAAATGTTCCAGTGAGTACTCCACTACCCGCTAATATCTGAGTAAATAGGTTAGTCCCTCCAGGCGCTGACCCTACCGATACTGCGGAAATAGCGGCACCGGGCTGATAAGATACAGAGAAAGTGTAAGACTTACCAACAACAGTTGGTATTACTTGTCCTGCAAAACCCGCTGCTGAAGTAATAGTAGTAACTTTTAACCTGCCTGCATCAAAGGTCAGGTTTGCATTGGTTGCGCTCCACCCACTCACATCAGCATCAAACGTACCATTCGTTACCAACTCACCCGAAGCTGTAATAGTCTCTGCGACAGTATCAGCTAGTGTGCTGAGTAACGAATTACCGACTTGCCATCCGGTTGCATAGGCGTTGGTGATTGCTGCGACCATGCCTTTGGTTGGGGAGGATGGATTTTCTTTAATGTATGCAACACCATTAGAAGAACTTCCTCGTACTATTTCAGATGCACCTTTTGCTTCTGTCGCAGACAGAACAAAATTACCGCTAACTGAACTAGCAGGAATAGAAGCCTGGGAGTAGTTAAACATTCCAAAAGACGCTCCCAGTTGCTCTAAATTTCTGGCGTACCAAGAAGCAGAAGATTGCAAACCTTTATCTGCTAAAATCGAATTATCAGATTTACGAATTGCGCCATGTTTAAAACTTGCAGTTTCAGCACTATTAACTACCGTGCCATTATCTTTAATAATTGAAATTCCACCATCAGTGAACACAGCAATTGTCGGCACCTTCATACCCGTAGCTGGATCAACAGGTGCAGAGTCGAGGATGGTTACTGCAATGTCGTTGACCGTGCTGTTAACTATTTTCCCATCCACACTAAGATTAGTAAATGACGTAGCTGTATTTCTGGTACTCAGGACACCATTTCTTACATAGCTTCTACCGCCATCACGCCAGTTTGTTGCATCTCGAATAAAGTCAATTTCTTGTAATTGAGTTGTGGAGCCAACGATTAACTTTCCATTTATTGCAGCAGTGGAAAGAATCGAACCAACATGAATTGCATTGCTATTGCCGGAGATAAACACCATCCACATCGGCGCACCCACTGTCGCTGTGTCATAAATAATCACACGACCTGACTCAGCCACAATCATCGAAGTAGCTGGAAACTCACGCGAGATTCCTCGGAATACTTCTGTCTGCGTAGGCGCTGCACTTGTGCCGCCGAGCGAATAGAATTTCTTATCTGCCGTGTTCTGATACACGGTATTGACTGCTGCGCCAGTAGTAGCCCAAGCTAATGCCAATGTAGCTTTCTGGCCGATCCACTTATCGCCACCAAGACTTTCATTAAACCAGCTTTTATCTTGGCAGCGCTTCACCCAACCCGGATCAGAATCCTTGCCTGTGTCATATGGAAACATCTTGACGATTGAACCAGAGTGCAGAGACTGGCTTTGTGCTGCCAATACTTCATTAGCCGCTGTAGCTACTTGCGATGCTGTAATTGCTTGATCGCGTGCATTAGCTGCTTGTGCTGCTGCTGAGCTTGTGCCTGCAAGCGCTGATTGGGCAGTTGTGTTTGATGCTGAGGCTGCTGTAGCACTCCCTGCTGCTGCCGTAGCTTGTGTAGTAGCAGTAGCAACTTTAGCATCAAGCGTTGCTTTGCCAACATTGACAGCGCTAAGCAATGCAGTTGTAGAATTAGTAAGATCGTCAATAGTTGCCATAAGTAGAGAGCCTTTTATAATTTGTAGTTATTAGTTAAATGCGTGATACTCAGCTACAATAGCCTGTGTCTGTATTAGATTATTAGCAAGATTTAATATTGTAGAATCAATAGTGTTCTTTGAGTCTAATGCTGATGCAGCAGCCGTAGAAGATGTTGTAGCGCTAATTCCAGACTGTGTAGCAGCATTACTAGAAGTAGTAGCACTAGCCGACGCTGCTGTGGCAAATCCAACTACGCTAGATACACCTGCTGTTATGTCGCCAGCCAAAGCTAGAGTATTAAGTTTAGCAATGTAATCTTTTTGTCCGGGGTAGAAAGTGTCGCTCATCTAAATTTCCTCGACTTCTAGTGGTGCAGAATATAAATTGTAGCTGCTTGCAGAAATAGCCCCAAGTGTAGGCAGCTTTCCGAATATTTGATGCGTTTGCTCTAGCTCAGAGTCCGGGTCATCTGGGAACAAGCTAACAAAAATAGGCTTAGACATACCTACGTTACGTATAGACCGCCAAAACGCTGCTCTATCACTGGGTACTAGAATAGAAAGATTAATATTAAGTCTTTTACTTACAGTTCCGATATCTGACAATAGCTCGCCAGCCTCTGTTCTATATTGTCTTGATGTGTCTTGCGAAGTTGCTGTAGCACTGTATTGAGGATTATAAATTGGAGTCCAATAGCCACCAACAACCAACCTACCACAATCTAAATATCCTGCCGGGTTCCCATCATCAACTATGTCTATTACAACTTTTCTAGCTGTCTTTATAGGTGTCCACACAGATGCATAAGTTCCGCCCCCATAAGTATAAGAATTAACTCCTATGGGTTCCTCACCCCACTTAAAAGCACCTAGAGGGCTATATGGGCAAGCTAGAACAACTCCTGTATCAAAGACAAGTTCATTTCCTGCTGCGTCCGTATAAACTCTTACACGTATTGTAGCCGTTGATGTAAAATTGCAGAAAGGTATTGCAATACATCCTACAAACTCTGGTGTTGTCCAAGTTGCTGTCAGGGAAGCAGTTGTAGAAGTTGACCGCCATACAAGACTTTTATGATTACTTTTTAAATTATCGACAACTAAACTACCAGCTGTTGTAGAGGCTGTTAGTGTCGCTCTATCCGAGGCTATGTCGTATAAAATTCTCAGGTTTGACACAAGTGCTCCTTATTTAGTAGGCCACTTAATAGCGTCCACTTGTTCGTTTGTTGTAGCTGACTCTATTTCACTTTTTAAATCTCTAGCAATTTTGTGAGAGTTAAAAGTTACCGCAGCTAGTGATTGGAGTAGAGCTATTTGAAGTCCTAGTAGTTGTTCTTTATTCATAGGAACGTCTACGTTATCAAAAGACCTCCAAGAAAATCCTTCTGGCAAAGGCGTGTTTGAATTTGCAATAAAGGCGGCTACACGTATATTCTCTTGAGCAGCAGCATTGCCATCGTAAATCACAGAGTCATAGGTGAAGCGATCAAAGAAAGCTACAGCACGATCTCGATCTACATTGATACGTGAAGCTGCTGTTGCCTTGGCTTGCTCTAGTGCTCTGGTATCTACAGCAATACGTTCTGGCATTTGCCACTTCCATCCTAAAGGAACTGAAGCCATCAATAAAATTTCATCTTCAGAGTACGCATGAAGTATCCCATCATATATATAGTGGTCAGTAGAAGAAAACTCTCCTTCAACATACCCTTCGCCTTCTTTTATATTGAATGGAATTGAAACCTCACGACAAGATAGAGTTCTTTTTATTGCTCCTGTAGCAATACTATAGATTGTAATCATTTCTTTACTCCTAGAACGTACATACCAATAGGGCCACGTTGAATGATTACACCCGCATCACCATCAGCTCTATAGTTTGACATAAGGCTAATAGTACACACACCTGAAGGTATGTTTGTTACTCGATGAAATGAGCTTCTTAATGTTAAAACACCCACATGTAAATAAGATGCATAGGCAATGCGCTTTACAATGATGTTATTTACAGCAATGTTGACTGTAATATCCTCCCAATTACGAGCAGGACTTAAAGTTAGCTCGTCTGTAGGTTGCTGACCCGCCCAAGATTGACTTGCGCTTGTCAGCTCACCACGTATTCCTATAAACACAACTACGTCTGATCCACTAAAGTCATCAGTAACCTCTAGTATAGGAATATATTTATTTGTATATCTACCGTTACCTCCTGTTGTAAATACAGACTGATACAAAACAGTTGTGTCTTCAGTAAATACTGGAACAGTAACTGAATTGTTAGCTAGTTGAAGCGAATCTACCTGCAAAGAACCAATCTTAGCTGATGTGATTGCTGCATTTGCAATCTGTGCGTTACCCACAGCAAGATTGGCAATTTGAGCGGTGTCAATAGCAGCGTTTGCTATGTAAGTAGATGCGGTTGATCTAGTAATCTGACCAAAAACATTTGTCCCGAAAGTAGCCCCAACTGTGGCTCGATTAGCTGGCAAGTTTCCGTCATTGTTAGCAACACCTGACCAATTAGCTGTGCCTCCTAAATTAGAGCCATCAAATAGCTGATTAGTGTTGTTTACAAAGTTAGCATTGCTTGGAGGCTTAGTCCCACCTACATTGGTATAATCAAGCGCATTGCCAGCAGCTAGGATAATATTGCCGTTTGCGTCTTTTATAGACAATCCACGAGAATCAATTTTATCTGCTGTTATAGTGCCAGCAGTAATCTTGTCTGCTGTAATAGCATTCGCTGCAATCTTAATAGAAGTAATAGCATTGGCTGCAATCTTATCAGAAAGAATTGTACCTGTTACCAGTAAGTTGCCATTAACATAGGCATCTAGCGACAGAAAATTAGTTCCGTCATAAAACTTACTCTCTGAATAATTAGTAGACGTATTGTACAGTGTTACAATATCTCTTATCTGTGGCAGTCCGTATCCATTGGTAGATAGTGCCAATCTAGCTTCTGTATCTGACCATATAGAACCAGTAATACTACGTGCAATATTTACTGTACCTCTTGCCCCGTTAGAGCCTGTATCCCCGTTAAATGTACTCTTAGACTTTGTTACAGAGTAAGTCTTATCTACTGTAATGCCAGCGTAGATTGCCCTAATTACAAAAGATGCACTATCAGACGTCATGTTGTCTATAGAGTAAATACCTGTTGTAGCTACGGTAGCAGAGACACCTGTAGATGAAACTATTGAGTATGCAACTGCTGTACCTGTTACTTCGGTAGAACCGCTAAATACTTTGTATGTACCGCCAGAGTAAGCATAACTAAGGACACTTCCAGCAGCTAATGCGGCAACAGAAAAAGTCTCATTTGTAAGGAATGCTGTTACAGTGGAAGAACCCTGTACAACTTTTACAACAGTAGTTCTATCTGTGTAAGTTATTCCGTTTGATGTTACACTGGCTTGAAAGACTACTACGTTAGAAGTCATTCCGCTGTTTGCTATAGACAGCGTGTTAGTATTTGTAGTAAATGTAGCAGAGCCGCTGACAATACTCCAAGTAACTGTACCTAGAATGTTATTTAGTTTTGCTGTTAATACAATACTAGACGGGGTAACTCCTGCTATGGTCGTACTCACAAAAACTTGATTAGTTGTTGAAATTTCTACAGATCGCACACTGGAGTAGAAGTCTGGAAAACCTATAACATTAGTAGTGGCAACTGTCAAGTTTCCCGGAAGCAAAGCAGGAAGTAACCTCGGTACTGTTGCTTGCAGGAGAACATCCCTAGCATTTATAATAGTGCTCATTTATTCTCCTTACAGTAGTACATTAATGTCAACCCTTGGGTTTAGCCAGTCTGCCGTTATACTTAAAATTTGTCCAGATACACCGCCTGATAGACCAAATCGAGGGTGCTTGATAGTTTGTATTCCTCCAAGTTTTTCAAGCAACAAGTGTCCAAGACCTTGGTAGCGTATAACTCTTCTATACGTACCTAACAATACAAGTCTACGATTAGCTTCTACGTCAGCGTCTGCTGTGGTCAATAGCTCAGACTCTTGCATGGCTGGGTCTACAAACATCTTATAATTTCTAGAGGTAGTTTGATTAATCTTAGTAACTGACAACCAATCGAGAGCAAACAAATCAATGTGAGATGTTGGCAAGCCTGTTTGAAGATTACTCTGTACAGTGTAATTTCTACAATACCCTAACTTCACTGCCGCTACAACAGTTGGCAACTCGGCTACATTAATACTGAACTGAACCATGTCTTCTGGGTTAATAGATGTCCCACCTGAGATTCCTTGCAAATCAACTTTGACAAGGTACAGCAAGCCTTCCCTCGACATTGCAGCTCTTGCACCAATACTTGATGACAACCTATTTACAACATCAATTACGTTAGCTTTATCCGTTAGATATATTCCTACAGGTGCTACGTTAGCTGCTGCAAAATTTGAAAAGGATATTAGGTCAATATCAGAGTCTGACAATTTTTGCAGAGCATTGCCATAGTCTTTGACAATTCGTTTTATTATTGTCACAGCATTATTGCTATAGAGGCTTGGCTTATCCCCTTGAGCGCTGCAAGTAATTGTGCCTACCACTGCTTGATTCAGTACAAATGTTCCTGTAAGTATATCGGGGGTGAAGCTGACAGGGACACCATTGTCTCTTACTTCTATGATAGACTCAATAGGCCCGTTATGCACTTGATACTTTTCAGTTGCACTGTCAATTAACAGAGGTGATATGTTATGACACTCTCCAAAAAGAAGGGGAATTAATTTATCAAAGTTAGGAGATGTTCCTCCTAGCTTCACTTCAGACATTGTGGTGTTCAACCTCAACATCTTATCACTCAAAGTAATAGAGAGTTTATCTCTTGATGGTGCAGCATTTGTAGCTGTAATACCGTCAAATATTTTATAGAATTGTGACCTATTCCAAGCCATATCTCCTAGATATATTTTTACAGACCTATTAACCCATATATCACTAAGCCACGAGTCAATCTCGCCTGAGTAATTATCAAACTCTATACTTCCATAGGATAGGCTAGGAGTTCCATCTATAGATAAACTTTCTGTAAACTTCACGCCACTAGCTATCAGAGGAATGTATGCTTGGTTAGGCGGTGTATCGTAAGGGTATGTAACGTACCCCCTATTAGAAATATATCTGACAGTTTCTACACCGCCTGTTAAAACTACTACTTCCATTAGGACGCAGCGGATAGCAGAATCATTTTTAAGCCATGCTATCATTTGTGCGTCTGTTGTCATTTAATTTCCTATTAATTTAATGGTATGGTAGGTTTAGTTGAAACCTTTGTAAGACTATT